GCAGGCGCTAGCGGATCACACGGCATTGTGATTGTGAAGGCACTTTAATCTACCTAATGGATGCATTATGAAAACCTTTGCGGCGCACGATGGAACGTCAATCGTGAACATCATTGTTGCGGATTCCCTAGAGATAGCCAAGACGCACATTCCTAGCGATCTCAACGTTATTGAGGTAGACGAAACTGTAGGGATAGGTTGGGAACTACATGACGGTTACTGGCGTCCCACGCAAACGTATCCTTCATGGGTGTGGAATGAGGACGCGCGGGAGTGGAACCCTCCGATTCCAGAGCCGGAACCTACCGAAACTACTGCGTACTATTGGGATGAAAGCACCGTGTCATGGGTTCCATTTGACCGCACCGTAGGCTAATTTATGGGGCGTGCAGTTCTATTTCATGGCAGGGTTGCCGCGAGCGGGAACGACGCTACTGGCCTCTGTACTTAACCAAAATCCGGCTATCTATTGCTCACCCAATAGCCCTCTGTATGAGCATCTACGCGATATCGACTTGTCTAACTATGAGACATATCGCCTAGGCGTGATGCAACAGAACAAGCAAGCACTATTGCGTAATGCTATTCGCGCTTTCTACATGGATACTGACGCAAAGGTCGTGATAGATAAGTCACGCGTATGGGGATTGCCATACTACATTAACGTACTGCGGTACGCCCTAGAGTCTGACCCTAAAATCATTTGCCCGGTGCGCCCATTAGCGGAAGTAGTGGCGTCTTTTATTGTCAAGTGCCGAAACAATGAGGACAACTTCATAGATAGAAATATGCGACAAGAGGACTTTCTCCCGCTGTGGCATAAGCCTATTGACGATGCTCGCGTGGACTGGCTACTGAGTCCGAACTCAATGCTTGGAACAGCGATGTTAAGCGTGCATAATGCTTTGCATGAAGACACTAAGCATATGTTTCATGTTGTCGAATACGATGAATTGGTAGACAATCCACATCGAGTTATCTCAGGAATCTATGACTTCCTTGGAGTAGAAGCCCACGATCACGAGTATTCCAGAATCGCGAATACTGAGCCATACCGCGATGCGGAGGTATTTGGAATACCAGATTTCCACGCGGTGCATTACAAAATCCGACGTAGCACGATAGAGCCTGAAGCGGTGTTGTCTGATTATGCGCTGACCCGCTGCCAGTTAGAGGACTTTTGGACCGTGCAAGTCCAGCAACAAACGCTTGGCAAGGGTTAGGTTTCTCTATGAAGATTGCGCTAGTCACTTCTCTGTTCGGTGGGTATGACCCACTTGCCCCGCCGCCTGACGGTTTCGATGACGCCGTATGCGTGACTGATTCGCCGGATGATATCCCTGAAGGGTGGCGCGTCGTCATGGAGGCGCACCCTCTTGCCGACGATCCACGCCTGTTGAGTAAAGGCGCGAAGATGCAGCCGTGGCGTTACACGGACTGTGACGCGGCGATTTACCTTGACGCGAGCATCGAAGTAACGTCCCCAAATCTGCGCGCATGGGTAGAGCCACAACTAACCGCGAACGATCTCATGGTGTGGTCGCACCCGGAAGGCCGCACCTGTTACCGGGATGAGGCGGCGGTCTGTTGGGACTGGCCTAAGTATGCGCGGTACGACTTGCGCGGTCAGGTCGCAGCGTATGAAGCCGATGGGATGCCTAACGGTTGGGGGTTGTTCGCGTGCGGGATGATCGGCTGGCGGTTCACAGACGAGGCGCGTGCGTTCGGGGACATGTGGCTAGGGGAGCAATACAGGTGGTCGTGCCAGGATCAGGTCAGCCTCCCGTATCTGTTATGGCGTGAGGGTAAGTCGTTCGGTATCTGGCCTGCGAACCAGTACCAGAACCCGCACATCCGTATTCGTTGGGATCGGCGTGCCGTGGGCAACGGACCTACCGCAAGTCGCTAGGATCGGCTTTGCGAACCGCTGCTAGTAGCCGTTCGCACCGCCGCTGGTCCCCCGACTTGTGCGGGGGCTAGCGTGCAACATGCGAGGAGGATGACGGCATGACCCACGCCGAAGTAGCCGTCCATGTGGATACTCACGACTCCATGTGCCCCTACGGGGGTTTCATGTCCAAGCCTGACGACTGCCGCCTTCCTGGCGGCATGAGTCTGTGTGACCTCATCCGTAACGTCAGGGCCGAGGAGCACAACTACATCATCTCGATCATTGAGGAACTGCCCTGCAAGTGCGACGAGGGCAAGGACTACTGCGACGGGCATACGGATGTAATCAATGCCATTGACGAGATTGACCCTTCGGACAAGCAAAGACCATGACCCACGACCCGCTGTGCAAAGGCGACAAGATCGAGTACGCCTGCATGTGTCCTCTGATCGCCAGGGTCAGGGCTGACACTAGACGGGGCATCGTAGACGGGCTTAAGGCTGGCCTACCTGAGTCGGACACTCGTGATACTGCCGTGAGTATCGCCACGTTCGCCGTGTCTCGTTACTGACTCAGGAATAGCGGTACTGCTATTCCGGGTAAAACGGCATGATCCTGCCGGAAACCTGCAAACGACGTGGCAAATGTACGGCTAATAATCTAGTTCGGAATGATCTTGCCGCTATTGCCACAGCAGATGATCGGGGTGCTTGTGCCCCCAATGGTGAGCGCACAGACTTTCGGAGTGCGGTTCGCCCCACGGCGTATCAGTCCACGGATTACAGAACCTAGCGGGTAGCACAGGCGTATCCGGGTACTGCTGTTCCTTAATCCGTGTCAGCAACTTTGGCCCGGTCTGCCAGTCAATCGAACGAGTTTCCCTAGCGATGTTGCCGGGGATCGCGTCAATCACCGCACGGATAAGAGGATGCTGCGGGGCGCTCAGAATCCAAGCGTTAGAGATCAGCCAGTTATCTATCTCGTTCGCTAGAAGAATGTCCATCTGCATGAACTCGTCAGGGATCGGGCGCAAAGGTTCCATATCGGTATTCACATACAAACCGCCGTAACGGTAAAGCAGTTCGTAACCCAACAAGTCTGCTTGCGCTACCTGAATGATGCTTGTCTGCTTTGCCGCTCCCGCGATGGGCGTCCACTCCGTACCGCAGTTCACGAACAACGATTCGTTAATGAGTGGTGGGCGGTTGTCGTAACCCCATTCGATCAGTTGCCAGTCGGGGTTCAGTTCCTTCCAACGCTCGCCGTACTGAACGTATTCGTTGGGCATTTCGCGTGGCCCGAACCACGCGCGGTGAATCAGTTTGGGCGTCGCCACGCGACACCCTCGTTCTCCCGATACCAATCGACAGTTCGCTTGATACCTTCCGGCAGAGGCACAAACTCCGTGTGGTTCATGCCGATCGCGAGCAGGGTAGTAACGTCAGCCGAGACTACGGTTCCCATCTGACGGACGGTGCGGCGAACGTCGATAGGCCGAAGGCCGGGGTTCGCGCGCGTAACAGCATCGACAACGACACGCAGGTCGTACTCCGTACTCATTGGGCCACCATGCGGTTCCCCTGCCCTCATAGGGACCGCTTCGATCGTTGCCCCAGGCACGTTCTTCTGGACCTCTTCGGCTACCTTCAGGACCGTCGTAGGCTCTGCGTTGCCCACATCGACAGGATGGTCCGGTACGACACCTTCGCTGGCCTTCTCCAATGCCCGCACGAACACCTTCGCGACATCGCCCACGAACACGCTATCGCTGATCTGAGTGCCGCCACCGTACAGGCGCATCGGGTCACCCGACAGCGCGGAGCACACGAACGACGGCACGATCTTCCTGACCTTGCTGCTGCCGTACGGAGCCGGGGTGGACTGGCGCGGACCGTATGCGTTCATGGGCCGGACGCTCGTAACGCGTAGGCCGCGATCCTCGCGGTACATATTCACGAACGCTTCTGCCGCTGACTTGGTAATGCAGTATGTGCCGCGAGCGATGTTGGCGTTACCGACTGCTGCGAACACGACGGGCAGATCGTAACGTGATGCTGACTCGAACACGTTGAGGGTGCCGATGATGTTGGTCTCTGCGGCTGGCCCTGGGTTGTCGATGGTCTCGACTGTCCCGAGTACGGCTGCCATGTGGATGATGCCGTCTACGTGCGCGGCGAGTTCCTGAACGATGGTGGCGTCCCGCACATCACCGAGCATCGAATCGCCACCGCGACCCTTGTGGTCAAGCACGAGAGCCTCATGCCCTCGGCGCTGGATCTCTTCGACGATGTAACCGCCGATGAAGCCGTTACCGCCCGTGACTCCGATCTTCACTTCATTCCCCTAACGTTGTTCTCGGCAACTGCCATATCGGTGTGTAGCGTGATGTTATCCCCATGAATGACGTACTCGTAGTCGATGTTCGGTGAAGCCACGAAGCGCGCCCCGTTCTTTGCGGCATCTACCCAAAACATCCAGTCCTCGCAGATCATGTCGCGGAATGGGGACTTCTCCCATACCCAGCGTCGGAAAGGCGAACCGGAGAAGATCAGATTATGTGGCGACTTCAGCACATCAGCGCGGGTAACGTGATGCGCCGACATCTTCCGCTCATACAACTGGATACCGAACATGTAGACATCGGCATCGAGACGGCGGAGATTACTGAGCGCGTGAGGGAAGATCAGATCATCCATGTCCATCTTGCAGACCCATTCGGTATCTGTGATCGCGATGGCTTCGTTGATGAGGTACTGAGGATGTCGGGAGAACTTTCCCTCCGCCTGCTTGAACGTTACGGGAGCGAGATCGGTTCCCCCTAGCCTGCTAATGCAGTCGGGAACATCATCCGTTACGACTACGATCTTGTCAGGTGCCCGATCGAGTGCGCTAACGGCACGCATCCAGCGGGGCAGGAAGGCACGGTACGTCTTACCGTAGGCAACCGCCACGACGCTGACGCTCACAGCGCGTTCCATGTCTTGCGGTCGATAACTCCAGTCACCTTCAGCCCTTCGGCGTCTTGGAAGTGCCTGACGGCTTTGCTGACTTCGAGGTCGTATCGTCCATCGAGTGCGCCTGCGTAGTGTCCTCGTTCGGTCAGTTTGCTTTGCGCCCAAAGCACCAGCGCGCCACGGTCTCCTGTGTCGAGTGGGTGCCGGAACGGGAAGCGGTCAGCGACTTCACTTGTGCCTTGTTCGATTCGCTGCATCTTCTTACGTTTCGCTCCTTCCATATCCGGTATCCTAGAGGACTAATACGCTAGTTCGTGACGCGACACGGGAGTAGTCATTGGGTGCCGCTAAGCCTTCATGGAAACTGCGCCGTCGCGCGGTGTTCGGGTCGATGATGTTCGGCGTCCTAACCGTTATCTATGTGGCTATCCGTTGGGACGATACGGCTCTCGCGCAAACATTGGCGTTATCGGGGTTCGGTCTGATCGGCGCTGTCGTCGCCGCGTACATTGGTGGCGCGGCTTACGAGGATGTTCGTCTCCGACCGGATCATCAACTCTTCTACAATATGACTAATAGCAGCGGGGATGATTACTCGCTGGAAGCAGACGAATACCAGGAGGGGAAATGATCTGGACTAAGGCTTTCTGGATGGACGCGACCGAGCGAGCCATCAAGACATTCGCGCAGGTCATATTGGCGTTGGGGGTGGCGGGTGCGTTGAACGCTTTCGCTGTCGATTGGGTGACGGTCCTCGGCATCGGTATCGGCGCGGTCCTGCTGTCCTACGCCTCATCTATCGTTACTGCCGAGATCCGCAAGAGCGATACTGCCAGCCTCGTCAAGCCCGAGTAGCACGAACACACAACTGAATAACGTTAGGAGCGGCGCGTGAACTTGCAGGAGCAGGCCGTCAGCATCGCAGCACTCGTCGCTGCCGTCACCGCTATCGCCATCTTCATGTACAGGGTGTACAAGATCGCTCGCCGCATCGACGACACCCTCGGCGTGGACAAGGAAGGCCGAACCATTAGTGACCGGCTTCAGCGTGTCGAGCATCAGTTGTTCCCGAACGGCGGGGCTAGCCTGAGCGACAAGATCACCCGTGTCGAGAGTGAACAGAGGCTAATGAAGGGGAAACTGGACACGGTTGAGACGATCGTGAACAGTCTACTGAGGGAGAACAAGTGAGCCTATGGCTGAAAGACCTGAATAAGATCCTGAAGGACGCCGGAGTCCCGGTCATTCAGGAGAAATACACGCGCGGCCCATACGCCGGAAAGACCTGGAAGACCGTAGGGTTCAACGGCCAGGGCTATCGCGACTTCAAGTTCATTCTCTGGCATAACGACGCGTCACCGCAGGGGGACTCGCCGGGAGCGTTGGATTGGATGAAATACATGGAGATCGCCCCGGCTGGCGCTATTTGGGTGTGCTCCGGCTGTAACGGGAAGCATGCGTCGGGCACCTGGCATTTGATCGCGAGTGGCCTATCGAATCACGCAGGCACCGGAGGCAACGACCCGCGCCGTAACGGGAACACTTGGGGCGTCCCGGTGAACGGGATGAACGCTGTCGCGCTCGGCATCGAGACAGACCACACATACGGGGAGCGCTGGACCGGCGCGAAGAAGCAGGCCCAATTGAACTCCCTCCGCAGGGGTTCGGCAGCGATCATGCTGGAGTACGGCATCAACCCGAAGCCCGGCCTCCTCCGGCACCTCGACTGGACGAACGGACTAATCGACCGAAACGGACGCTTCACCACGTATGGCCGTAAGAACGACATAGACGGCCTAGATCTCGCCGACGAGCGCAGGCGCGTCAAGCGCATCATGGCGGCTCTCAGTACCGCTCAGGACCCGGCAAAGGTCACCACAGAGGAAGCGATGGGTAAGCAGCCCCGCAGCATCCTTCGTCGCCTGTTCCGCCGAGCCGATGCCGAAGCCTAGCCTCGCCGACGCGTTAGCAGGACAACAGCCGCGTTACGGTGGACCATCCTGCCGAATCTGCGACATCATCCCGACGCTCCCCAAGGAAGACGCAGCAGCGCTCCAGGCCGCGTTCGACGACAGGCGTTACACAGGCACCATGATCGTGAACGCACTCAAAGATTACGGCGAGGAAGTATCCATCGCTACGGTACGCAGACACCGTCGCAAGGAATGTTCCGCCCAAAGGATGTAGGTCGAGCGCTCCCTACACGGTGGGGAGGGGCAGCGATCCCCCTCTCGTTACCCCTCCCTACCACCGCGTAACGCGACAGGTTAGACACTAAACAAAGGGAACCGTTAGCGCGGTAACGGATATTCTTAGTGGTGGCGGAAGGCGGTGCGGGTATGGCGGAGAGCGCTTCGACGGAGAGCCAGATCGACGATGCGGTCATGGCTTACCTTCGCGAGACTTATGAGGCTCCCGCGATCCTGACGGGATGGGTCGTTGTGGCTGAGTTCGTCGATACTGACGGGACACCTGACCTTGCCGCGTTCGCCTCGTCTGGTATGCCGTACTGGAAGATCAACGGCATGATCGAGGCCGCGCCGAACGAGATGGAGTACGCGTACGAGGATGAGGACGAGGATCTGTGAGCGACCTCGCGAAGACGCTTGACGCGCACATCAACCGTGTCGGAGAGATGGACGATAACGAGTTGATGGATAGTTCTCTGCATATCGAGCGCGCCCTAATCCACATGCTCGTTGAGCAGCAGATGCGCATGAACGCCAGCGTGTCGCCGCTCCGCTCTGTCTAACTCATGCCACGATGCGGTCATGGCGTACTTCACGCAGAACAGAGAGATGAAGGCCGATGGTGTCTGGAACTTCACCCTGCCTGCCTGGGTCGTGGAGTTGCCGGACGGTAGCCACTTCAACGTCTGCCCCAACGCCGGTGCCTGCGCGAAGTTCTGTTACGCCAGGAACGGGACGTTCCTCTTCCCCAAGGTGCGCGGTAAGCACCTGAGCAACCTGGAGTTGGTGCGTGACGATCCGTTGTGGACTGCGGCGCTCGCGGAGGAGTTGGCGCATAAGCGGTTCCTGCCGACCGGCGACCCGCGAACCGTCCCCGGCCTAACGGACGTAACGCATCTGTCGCCGCGCGTGCAGGCTTGGCTCCGTAACGGTGGCGCGGCTGTCCGCATCCACGATTCCGGCGACTTCTTCTCGCGCGAATACCTGCTGGGATGGATCGGCCTAGCGAATATGTTCCCGGAGATCCTGTTCTACGCATACACGAAAGAGGTTGCGTTACTGAGGACGGTCGATCTTCCCGACAACTTCCTCGTCATCTTCAGCATGGGCGGGAAGCAGGACCACCTAATCGACCCCGACATAGATAGGCATGCCGATGTGTTCCCGGATGTTCAGGCGATCGAGGATGCTGGCTACATGACTCAGCATCAGTCGGACCTCCTCGCCGTGCTGCTGCCGACGACGCGCGTCGGGATACCTCAGAACAACATCCCCCACTTCAGGAAACGGCTCGCAGGCCGGACATTCGCGGAGGCGCAGCGGGAGCGGGTGAGGCACCGGTGAAGGCTTGGATCGGGCTTCTCGCGGAGAAGGCGGCGTGCCGGGAGGCGGACCCTGGCCTGTTCGATGTCGTCGATGGGCCGCTCGTACATATGGCGTTATCGTACTGTCAGCGGTGTGAGGTGACGCAGGAGTGCGACACGTTCGTGAGGCCGCGACGATCCTTGTATGACGGGGTTGTGGCTGGTCGGTTGTGGCGGAACGGTCGCATCGTCGATGCCGCTCAGGATTCCTTGTGGGACGCGGTAAACTAACGTGATGAAGCAGCAAGCAGCGTTCACGCCACTTCAGGTCTTCGCTGTCTCGCTTCACGAGTTATTCTTGGCGTTTCGTGAGGCGGGATTCACGGAAGCGCAGGCGATGTTCCTTACGGCGCAGAGGATGAACGCAGATGCACGGAGATGACACAGGCTCAGGCCGGGACGAGTTCATTGAACTAGGTTCCTCGGGTCTGCGGCGTTCTGGCGGGATCATCAACGAGGAGTTCCTGCCTAACCTTCAGGGCGTCAAGGGCTTCAAGATCTACCGCGAGATGCGGGATAACGACCCCGTTGTCGGGGCGATGCTGTACGCGATCGACAAGGTAATCACTCGCCTCGAATGGAAGGTCGAGGGGGAGGACGAGCGGACCGCGACGTTCGTGCAGGAATGTATCGACGATATGTCCGATTCCTGGGACGCGACCCTTCAGAACATCCTGTCGATGCTCGTCTACGGATGGTCGTTCCATGAGGTCGTTTACAAGATCCGTGGCGGTATGACGGACGACCCGAAGACAGATTCCCGCTTCAAGGATTACCGTATCGGCTGGCGGAAGTGGCCGGTGCGTGCGCAGGAGACTCTTCAGGAGTGGATGCTTGACGAGCGCGGCGGCATCCAGGGAATGATCCAGATGGACCCGTCCGGCGGCGGTCTTCACCGTATCCCGATCGAGAAGGCTCTCCTGTTCCGTACGACGACGAACCGGAACAACCCCGAGGGCTACTCCCTGCTGCGTAACGCTTACCGTCCGTGGTACTACAAGCGCAGGATCGAGGAGATCGAGGCTGTCGGTATCGAGCGCGATCTCGCTGGCCTGCCGATGGCGTATGTGCCGCCCGAGTATCTGATGAATACGGCGAACGCGGCGCAGAAGGCTGTCCTCAACACGATCACGGAGATCGTCCAGAACGTGAAGCGTAACGAGCAGGAAGGGATCGTGTTCCCTGCCGCCTACGATGAGCAGGGGAACCGCGTCTTCGACCTGACACTGCTCAGCGCTTCGGGTACGCGGCAGTTCGATACGGGCGCAGTCATCCAGCGTTACGACCAGCGCATCAGCATGTCGCTGCTCTCGGACTTCCTACTGCTGGGTAGCGATCGTGTCGGGTCGTTCGCGCTCGGCACGGCGAAGGTGGACCTGTGGACGCTGGCGGTTGATAGTATCGCGAAGACGATCGCGGAGGTCGTGAATCAGTACGCGATCCCGCGTCTCCTGAAACTGAACGCGATGCGGACCGACAAGATGCCGGAACTGACGTACGGTCAGGTGTCGAGTGTCGAACTGAACGAGGTCGCGGATTACGTCTCGAAGTTGATGGGCGTCGGCGCGATCATGCCGGACCCGCAGTTGGAGACACACCTCCGTTCGCTGGGTGACTTGCCCGAGTCCGAGCCGTTAATCTAGTCGCATGCTGGTGTTCAAGGCGTGGCGGAAGTCGCCAGCGCTAACCCAGGAGACGACCCCGAGCCAGCGCAGGATCACGCGCATCCTGAGCGACGCGCAGCAGGCGGCAGCGCGGGAGTTCGGGGAGCGGCAGCGGGAGGTTGCTGATCTTCTGTCGCGGGGCCAGGTCGATCGTGTAGTGGCGATGTTGCCGACTGAGCCGTGGCTGGTCGCACAGGAGCAGTTGGCCGCCGAGTTGCTTGGTGAGTTGCTGGACGCGGGTTCTCGGGTGAAGTTGCCGACGATCGAGAAGGCGACGCTGGAGTTCTCGTTCGATAGGGGTAGGCCGGAGTCCGTGTCTTGGGCGCGGCAGGAGGCAGGGAACCTTATCTCTCAGATCACGGGTGAGCAGCGGAACGTCGTGCGTGACGTTGTTGCGCTCGCGGGGATGGGCGATGCGGATTGGGGTGATGTTTCCCGCGAGGTTCAGGGTTCTATCGGGCTCACGACGCAGCAAGCAGGCTGGGTATCTAACTATTACGATCGCGCGTTCTCGCAGCAGATACGGGCAGGCGCGAGCCCGAGCCAGGCAGCAGCCCGAGCGAGAGACGCATCGGCGCGTTACCAGACCAGCGTTCACCGTTACCGAGCCAACACGATCGCACGCACCGAGACCATGCGAGCCGCAAGCGAAGGGCGCATGCAGGCGTGGAATCAAGGCCTCACGGATGGGTTCATTTCTCCGTTGTGGGATAAGGAGTGGGTCGCGGAGGCTGACGCTTGCGACATCTGTCAGGGTCTCGACCGGAATCGCGTGAAGGTGAAGGAGTCGTTCTCGGTCGGTGACCCCCCTGCGCATCCGAACTGCCGATGCGACGTTATTCTCGTGCCGCCGAACGTGAAGCCTCAGAGCGCGGGTGGCTTCGGGTTCACCCTGCCTGATGTGCTGTTCAATCTGCCGATCGACGATCTGCTGTTCAATCTGCTGTTCAATCAGCCGCTCCCGAGGATTCCTGGCTGGGGACCGAGGCAGCCCGCACCGGAAGTTACTAGGCCGCCAGAGCCGCCTAAGTTCCGGCAACCTGGCGAGAAGCCTTCATTCGATGACATCGTTGATAACGCTGAAGAGATTATTGACGAAATGATGGCGAGGGCGCAGGAGGCCATCGACGCTGGCGATAGTGACACATCACTCGGTGACTCGATGCTGTCGGCGATCTACAGGAGGATGGGATACGAAGGGCTCCCGCAAGTCGTTGATGAAGATATCTTCGAGCAGTTAGCGCAAGAGCAGACGATCTGGTTCAGGGGCATGCAAGCGTTTGGGAGAGAGGCAGATGATTTCCTCGACATGCTGCGCTTCGGCGATTATTACGCCGGTTACGGCACCTTCGGTAACGGCACATATGCCAGCAACTACGAGCGAACAGCCGTTTCCTACGGCGCAGGAAGATTAGGCAACGTTATCCGCATCCTCCTGAGCCCTACGGCACGGGTCATCGAAAGCAACGACCTCATGGTCATGTATCGGGATTGGCATAGACAATTCGGCGCTACGGGTCCCGCGACCATGCTGATGGACGATATGGGTCGCTTTGCCGCCGCGAAGGGATACGACGCCATTATGGTTACCGATATCGGCCTGGGCGGTCCGGGGGGAAAGGAAAGTTACATAGTCATCCTCAACCGCAACCTCATGGTGCTGCCGAAAGCGAATGGCCTCGGCCCGAATGTTATCGAGCGAAACGTTCTGGAAAGGGCATGGAACGAGGCGGTCGCTAACGATCCGAGCATCCTACAAACTTTCGGCAGTATGTACAGTTACGCGAGAAGCAGAGGGTTCAAGTCCGTATGGGAAGGCAGCACCCTCTACGACTTGACCATGTTCGATTAGGGGAGATGAGTGAAATGTCAGTAGCGACCGATCCCGAAGCCTCACGCCGGCTAGCCCTGGCGATGTTCCGGGCTGACCTCACGCCAGAGGAGCAGATCGACGCGGCTGATGCCTCGCGTCGCGCCGCCAGTTGGAAAGACCTGCCACAATGGTTACGCAACGTAGTCGCGGAGACGGAACGGGAATACGATGGATCTGCTTGATCGCGTGAACGCGCTAACTGACGACCAACTAAGGATGGTCGCCGAACGCGATGATGCTTCCGGTGTCCTTGCTGCATACCGGCTCGCCGAACTGCGTGGCCTGCCGTACCCCGATCGCGAGGCTGCGATCCTGGGTGACGGCTACGTTATCGTGGCGCAGAACGGTGAGATCCGTAAGGTGCCGATCGAGTCGGTCGAGAAGATCATTCGCGAAGAGGGCGGCGAATACTGCGTGTATTCGGAGGACGGCTCGCGTTCATTCGGTTGCTACCCGACGATGGCTGACGCCGAGAACCGGCTCCGCCAGATTCATGTGTTCCGCGCGGCTATGCGTGAGGGCTCGTTCGTTTCGTGGAACTCGTCGGGCGGTAGGGCGCGGGGCCAGATTGAGCACATCATGTACGAGGGAACGCTCGGCGTGCCGGATTCCGATTTCTCGATCAACGCGGAGCCGGACGACCCTGCGGTACTGATCCGTATTTGGCGACAGGGCTCTGACGGTTGGGCGGCGACCGAGACCCTAGTTGGTCACAAGATGTCTACCCTCACCAGCATCCAGTCGCTCGCTAAGGCGACGAAGCGCGAGGACGGGGAGGACTTCCCTCCCGAGGCGTTCGCGTACGTGCCGGACCCTGAATCACCGTCTACATGGAAGTTGCGGCTATGGGACTCGATGGAAGAGAAGGTAACCGCTGCTCAGGTGGGTCGTGCGCTCGCTGCGCTGGGACCGGGTGGCTTCCGAGGGAACCGGGTACAGATTCCGGCGGAGGACCTTCCTGCTGTGCGCCGCAAGATCCTTACTGCGTGGCGGAGCGTCCATGAAGGCGACGAGGAGATCCCCGAGGTTCTGAAGAAGGAGTCGTTCGTGCCACCGAAGGGTGTGCAGGAAGCCGCTCAACGCGCTCTCGATTGGATCGCGGAAGGTCACGCCGGTTCGGGGTTCACAGATGTTGGTCGGGCTCGGGCAGCGCAACTAGCGCGCGGTGACGCCGTTAGCGAGACCACGATCCGGCGTATGCGTTCGTTCCTGGCTAGGCACGGCGTAAACCGGGAGAAGCCGGGCTGGAACGCCGGTGATGAGGGCTTCCCTTCGGGCGGTCGGGTCGCTTGGGATGCGTGGGGCGGCGACGCTGCCGTGTCGTGGACTGAACGCATCATGGGACAGATCACGGATGAAGAGAAGCAGTACGACCCGGACGATCTTCTGACACCGCGCCAGAAGATGATGTACGAGAAGTACGAGTGGATCGCGGAAAGCATCGGCCCTTGGGACGGCGGCATCAGCGGTTCGGGCGCTCACTACATCCCCGCCTCAGATAACGTGTTCGCTGAGTCGGACATCAAGTGCGCTAACTGCGTCTTCTTCGAGGGCGGTGGCGGCTGCGAGATCCTTGACATGGCGGTCGAGCCGGAGGGTGCCTGCAAACTCTGGATCATCCCCGAGGGTCAAGTGAAGGAGACTGTGAAGTCCCTGTCGCGCGACGATCGGTTCCTCCGTAAGCAGGCGGCGTCCCGCTTCACGCTCGGTCCTCTGTATGTGCCGGACTTCATGGACGCTCACGGTGAATGGACCGATAGCGAGGAGTTGCAGCAGGCGGTGTGGAAGTGGGTTCAGGGCGGCGACCGCACTATCTACCTTCAGCACGACCGGGAAGTACGGGCTGGCGAGTGGGTCGAGGTCATGACGATGCCGCAACCCTGGACCGTCGATATGTTGAACGGGCAGGGCGAGTCGATCGGGAAGATCACGTACCCGAAGGGCACCGTCTTCCTCGGCGTTATTTGGGATGAGGGTCCCTGGAAGCAGATCCTGAACGGCGAACTGCGCGGATACAGCATCGGCGGCTTCTCTGACCGTGTGCTGGCTGATTTGCCGGAGGAGGCGGCTCGCGACGGTATCGAACTGGAGCAGGAACCGTCGCTGGCGAAGTCGATCGCTGACGCGGTGGCCGAGGCGATGAGACAATCGCAGCCTGTCGTGAATGTCGTTATGCCGGAGCAGGGTAAGGCGAAGGTGCGGCGTATTGAACGGGACGAGCATGGCAACATCGCTCGCATTATCGAAGAGGATGAGTAATGGCTGGTCTTGTTGATGCGGGCAAGAACCTTATGCTTGACGGGTTCGCAGGCTCGGTGACGTTTGTTTCGCTGCATACCGCTGACCCTTCGACGGGCGGCACGGATGAGGTTTCTGCGTCGCCGTACACGCGGGAGGCTGTGTCGTGGGCGTCCGCCGCGAGCGGTAGCGTGTCGAGTGCGTCTGCGATCGTCTTCGATGTTCCGGGTTCGACGACGATCACACATCTCGGCTACTGGTCGGCATCAACGAGCGGCACATTCTATGGGTCACGTGCGCTTGATACTGCGCAGACGTTCGCTACTGCGGGAACGTACACGATCACGACCGGGAACATTACTGAATCCATATCGTAATGTCCTTCCCGTATGACGATCCTAGAATCCCGTATTCTGTTGGAAAGATACGATACGACGGTTCAGCAGATGGTCTGATCCAGGGGCTGAATGCTTTCACAGGCAGCACACAAAGCCAAAGCAATAATTCTAGTGGTTTAGTTTTCGGTGTTGTTGGCTACTCGGGATCGGTCGCAGGTTCCTCTCTTGCTGACGGCGCAACGGGCGGCGAAGTTGGCTACACGGGTTTCGCATTTGGGTCTGTTGCTAGTTCTGGTTCAGTATCAGGTATCTCCGGATTTATCGGGATTGCGTCGGCGGTCACGGTCGTCGCAGGGGTTGTCGGCGGTTTCCCTGCACTAAACGGCAACATCGCCGGGACGATTGCCATGCAAGGCGCGGCTGGTGGGTCTGCGAGACTCGCAGGGGCGGCGGCGGGAGCGTCTGGCACTACGGGCGTGGCTGCGGGTTCTGTCGGCTACACAGGTAGCGTTACGGGGGCTAGCGGGACTGTCGGGGCGGGTACTGGTTTTGTCGGCTTCACGGGTTTTATAGGCGGTTCGACGGGTGCGGCGGGTGTAGCGATTGGATCACCCAACAGCAGCGGCAGTATTGCCGGGAGCAGCGTCAGCACGGGTCGTATAACCCCGGTATCGCCATCTGCGCCACCGGATTTGCCTGCAAGCGGCGGTTACGTTTGGTCGTTCTCCGGCGACGCGACACTCATCGACCCGTCAGGACTCATCGACGGACTGACGCAATCAGTCGCAAGAGTCAGCGGCACAATCGGTCACACAGGCGGCACGATCGGACTCATCCCAACGTTGGGCAGCGCCACGGGCCAGGTTCGTATCCGCGAGGACGACGACATGGAGATTCTGCAACTACTCGGCATCCTCTAACATAGACGTTATGGCTAAGACGATCCGGCCCGGCACCTACGTCAAGGTTGAGACAGACGCAGGCAGGATTCGCCATGCGCGGGTCACGGCGGTCACGGACCAAGACAACATCACGGCGCGGCTCGGCACCGCCAAGACAAGCGCATCCGTGACGTTCGAGGCGGATCGCATCGCATCGACAACGACCCGAGGCACCATCTTCCAGGAGGACTGAGTGCGTTGGCTTGTTACTGGCGGTGCGGGCTACATCGGTTCTCACGTGCTGCGCTCGCTCATCGCGGCAGGCCACGATGCGGTCGTCATCGACAACCTATCGAACGGTAACAGGAGGCGCGTACCTCCGACTGTCAGGTTCGTCGACGGCGACATACGGGACGGCGACCTGCTGCTCGACGCTATCGAGGATGTCGATGGCGTTATTCATCTCGCGGGTCTGAAGTCGGTAGCCGAATCTGTAGATAAGCCGCTCGCCTATTACGACACGAACGTCACCGGGACACTCAGCGTCCTCCGCGCGATGCGTTACCGGAACGTGTGCCGCATCCTGTTCTCTAGCACCGCGTCCCTGTACGCGCCAAGCGATCTCCCGATCAAGGAGATCAACGCGACCTACCTGTCGTCTCCGTATGCGGCAAGTAAGTTCATGGCGGAACGGCTCATCGCCGATAATGCGCGAGCGACAGGTGGCGAGTACGCGATCCTGCGTTACTTCAACGTCGCTGGTGCCGTGTCACCCGATCTGCGCGACGACTCGCAAGACAACCTGCTGCCGCGACTGACGCGCGCGCTCCGCAACGGTGAAGCGCCGGAGATCTTCGGTGACGACTACCCGACGCGGGACGGGACATGCGTGAGGGATTACGTCCATGTGGCTGATATCGCCGACGCGCACGTTCTCGTCGCTGAACGGCTCGGCCAACTGGACGAGCAGGTCTACAACGTCGGCACAGGACGCGGCGTAACGGTTCGCGAGATGGTGTCTGCCGCGAGCCGCGCTGTCGGATGGCAGATCGCGCCCGTCATTCGGGACCGCAGGCCGGGAGATAGCGCTTCGACGATCGCGGACGTTACGCGCATCGAGAAGGAACTAGGGTTCAAGGCAAAGTTCGACATCGAGCAGATCGTGGAGTGCGTGAAAGATTAGCCTCTCAGGGCCTCTCGAAACTCATGTATCATTATCCGTGAAGTAGGAGGTGCGGTTTGGCGCGCAAAGCCCCCAAGATGACTGAACTCGTCATTGAGGAAACGTCAGGCGTTGATCATCCGGCGCATTTGCACGAAGGCTGGCTCGTCATCAAGGCGTCTAATACTGAATCTGTGGCAGATGTGCTCGCCGCTCTGCCCGAACCGTTAGGAGAGAGCATGTCGGAAGAGGCCACAGAGGTCACGGCTGCTGAAGACGAGGTCACTCTCGCCGTTGAGGACGAGAAGGCCGACGGCATGGAGCCGGAGTCGAAGCAGATGGAAGAGGAACTGGCGATGGCGCAGGCGCGCATCGCTGAGTTGGAGGCTCGAATCTCGGAACTTGAGGGTTCTTCAGATGAGGAGATGGCGGTTGAGGAGGCGGCAGATGATGTCGTTGCGCTCGCGAAGTCCGCACCCGAGCCGATCCGCAAGGCTATGGAGGAGTTGGCTAAGGCTAAGGCCGAGGCTGAGACTGCTCTCGCGAAGGAGCGGGAGGATCGCGCTGACGCCGACGCCATCGTCAAGGCGCGCGACACCTTCAAGCACCTCACGCTCGACCCGGAGAAGGTTGGGCCTGCGCTGCGTCGCCTCGCGGCGATTGACGCCGATCTTGCGAAGAGCGTTGAGGATGCTCTCGCCTCGGCGGACGCGCAGAACGAGTCGGCTGACATCTTCACGGAGGTTGGCAAGGGCTTCGTCCCTGCGGGTGACGCAATCAACAAGATGACTTCCTTGGCTAAGGCAGCGGTAGCCGAGGGTAAGGCTGCGACCGTCGAGCAGGCAATGGCTCAGGTCGCGGTGGAAAACCCTGCCCTCTACAACGATTACCTGAGTGAGAAGGGAGCCTGAGAATGGCCTTCGAGTTCTCTAATGCCGCAGTCAAGACCACGTTCGTCGCTGGCGAGGATCTGTCGGCGAAGCAGTTCCATTTCGTGAAGATCGACAATGGTGACGGTGAGGTCGTCGCTGTGTCGGCTGCCACGGATCGTCCCATCGGTGTCCTTCAGAATGCCCCGACCGCTGGTCAGGCTGCTGAGGTCACCATCGTTGGCGGGACCAAGGTTGAGTGCGGTGGCTCCGCTTCGTTCGGTGAGCCGCTCTTCACTTCGGCTTCCGCTACTGCCGTCACCCTTGTGTTTGGCGGTTCCGCTTCAGCCAACTACGCCGTGGGCACGTTCATCGAGAACGCCGCTGCCGGTACGGTTGCCGCTGCCGTCATCGACTGCGCCAACGCTGCGCGTGGACTCTAAGGAGTAGTAACAAATGCCTCAGCCCACTCAGAGTCAGGTCCATGTTGACGCAATCCTGACGAACATCAGCGTCGCTTACCTTCAGCGTGCAGAGAACTTCATCGCTGACAAGGTGTTCCCCGTTGTCCCGGTCGACAAGCAGTCCGACAAGTACTTCGTTTACTCGAAGAACGACTGGCTGCGTGACGAGGCTCGCGTCCGCACGGACGGTACCGAGTCTGTCGGCTCCGGCTACAACATCACGACCGAGACGTACTACGCCGACGTTTACGCGATCCACAAGGATATCGGCGACCAGACGCGCGCTAACGCTGACGCCCCGATCAACGTTGATCGTGAGGCTGCGGAGTTCGTTACGCACCGCCTGCTCACTCGCCGCGAGATCCAGTTCGTGAACGACTTCATGACCACGAACAAGTGGGCCACGGACGTCACCGGTGTTGCCGCTTCCCCCACCACGGGCCAGACGGTTCAGTGGTCGGACTACACCAACTCTGACCCGATCGAGGACATCGAGGCTGGCAAGGCTCAGATCCTCAGCACGACGGGCCTGGAGGCTAACACCCTCGTCCTCGGTTACGACGTCTTCCGCAAGTTGAAGAATCACCCGGATCTCGTCGATCGCATCAAGTACACCAGCAGCCAGACGATCACGGAGGACATGCTTGCTCGCATGTTCGATATCGAGCGCGTGCTTGTGTCGAAGTCCGTGAAGGCGACGAACGCTGAGGGTGCTACTGGCGCTTACTCGTTCACGACGGGCAAGACGGCGCTTCTCGCGCACGTTGCCCCGACGCCGGGCATCCTTACCCCGTCCGCTGGCTACACGTTCTCGTGGACTGGCGTTTCGCAGGGCATGGGCCTCACGATCGGTACGTCATCGTTCCGGCTTGAGTCGCTGCGCGCGACCCGCGTCGAGGCTGAGTTGGCGTTCGACAACAAGGTCGTCGCTTCGGATCTCGGCTACTTCTGGAACACCATCGTTGCCTGATCCGGATACTGACAACTGAATAGCGCGGAGCGGGGTCATCCACAAAGTTGGGTGGCCCCGTTTCGGCACATTAGGGGCAATCGCGATTACACTTGGGGACGGGAGGTTGCCGCATGACTTGGAGTTATTCGGGTGACCCTGGCGCATCGGACCTGGACCATATCCGGTTTCTGATCCAGGACACTGACACAACTGAGCAACTGTTCAGTAACGAGGAATTGACGTTCCTGTTCAATCAGTACGGGGATGCCTATTCTGCCGCTATCGCTGCCGTGACGACGCTGATCGCTAAGGGTTCGCGCGTTGCTGAGGAGTCGAAGACTGTCGGCGACCTGTCCCTGTCGGTGAAGTCGGGCGCTCTCGTCACGCAATGGGAAGCCCTGCTGAAGTACCTGAAGGCGGAACGGTTCCGTTACGCTCCTGCGTCGCCGATCATTAACACGAACGCGATCGTGCCTACTGTCGAACGGGTCGAGGAGGATGAGTCCACAGACTTCGTGATCGGGCAGATGGATAACCGCACATGAGTATCGAGCGGAACTTCCGCGAACTGTTCTCGCAGACCGTGACGCTGTTCGCTCCACCGGCCTCGGGTTCGATCGACAAGTACGGTAAGCGTTCATTCACCGCGTCGGCGTCGGTATCGGCTTGCGCCCATTACGTGAGCGAGACCATGTTGCGGCGCACCGCTGATGGCCGCGAGGTTGTCGAGGACGGGCGCTTCTACCTGTACGGGATCTATCCGGTCACGACGGACTACAAGATCCGGCTCGACGACGGCTCGGAGCCGATCATCGTCGCGGTCGATACGCCATACGATCAGAACGGCGCGCACCATACAGTCGTTCACGTGGGAGGTCAGGTCCGATGAAGGGCGGCATCGAACTCAAAGGCATGAAGAAACTCATCGAGATAACGGAACGTGTCGATGGTGGCGAGCAGATCCTCGCGCAAGCGATGTACGCCGAGGCGACGACAATCCTGAACGAGTCGAAGAAGATCGTGCCTGTCGCGACCGGCAACTTGCGCGCTTCCGGCAGGGTCGAGCGCCCCGTCACCGGGAAGGGTCGCGCGTCTGTCGAGATCACTTACGGAGGCGCTGCCGCCCCGTACGCGCTCATTGTGCATGAGGTACCGCCGAATAGCGGTGGCCGCTGGGGTACTGGCCTGACGCACGCCGCCGGGAAGTCCTACAAGTATCTGGAGATCCCGGTGATGGCGCACAAGGACAAGTTCGTCGATGGCGTGCGTGGCCGCGTGAACGACATGCTAGAAGGTGAATGATGCTGGAAGCGTTAGCGGATAAGTTGCAGGCTGCGAGCATCGCGACCGCAGGCGTCGATATGTTCATCGGGCTCATGCCGAGTTCCCCCGATGTGTGCGTTGCCCTGTATGAGTATGCGGGTGAGCAGCCTCTCGAAGTGCTGCGCGATAACGACGCGACGCTGGAGCGGCCTAGCGTTCAGGTGATGGCTCGCGCTTCCCGCAACGATTATCCGACCGCGCGCGCGCTCATCGAGAGTGTTCGCGACAGTCTTACGGACATAACGGATGAGACTATTTCCGGTGTCCGGTTCCTGCGGGTCAACCAGAACTCCTCGATCAACGCTGTTGGTACGGACGAGAACGACAGGCCACTATTCACGCTGTCTCTCTTGACGGTTGTGGAGCGTTGATGGACCCGTACGGGCGTGGCGCTGTTACGATTGAGCGTCCGAGGTGCTGGAGGTGCAACAAGTTACTCGCTGAACAGGTGACCGCTCCGTGGCGGATCACATGCCCCCGCTGCAAGGCGGCGAACCAGCAGGAGTGAGATGAGCCTGAAGGACGAGTTCACGAAACAGATCCAGGCGGCAGAAGAACTAACGGCAAGGAAGCGCAAGTGGGTACCGGGTGTCGAATGGCTCGGTTCCGAGGGGACCGTCACTACTGACGCTGTTCAAGGCGAACCGGAATGGGACCATATCCTCCGGGCTTGGGACCTTGATCCAAACGAGTTTCAGATCGTTGAGCCTGTCCTGTTCAACTCTTGGGGCGGCGAAGACGGCCTAACGAACCGCCAGTTCAAGGCGAAGGTGATTCGGCGCGTTCACGCTATCGCCGATATCGAACCGCTGATAGCAGATGCCATGAAGCATAAGCCAAAGCGTAAGACATACGACGGGACCGCAACGTTCAACGCGGTTCTCGCGGACTGGCAGATCGGTAAGGCTGACGGCGACGGGCTGGAAGGTACGATCCGGCGAGTCATCGACTGCCGTGATGCCCTCGTTCAGCGGGTGAAGGAACTACGGAAGATCGGTCGCCCCGTCGCGCACCTGAACGTCCTCTGGACTGGCGACAGCATCGAGGGTTGCTTCGGGCATTACGCATCGCAGACTTTCTCTGTCGAGTTGAACCGTAGAGACCAAGTGAAGGTCACCCGTCGCCTACTCACGGACACGCTTCAGGCTTGGGCACCGCACTTCGAGAGCATCACGGTCGCGGCGGTCGGCGGTAACCACGGCGAGCACCGTAATGGCAAGGGCAAGATGTTCACCGGCATCGACGACAACGATGATCTGGCTATCGTCGAACAGGTGTCCGAGATCCTCGCCGCGAACGAGGCAGCATACGGGCATATCCGTTTCGTTATAGCGCGGGACACCCTCACTTGTACTATCCCATCTGCAGGTTGGATATTGGGCATCACGCATGGTCACGTGTCGCGCAACGGCGCGAACGCTGAAGGTAAGTTGCGTTCGTGGTGGGAGAAGCAGGCAGCGGGTAAGCAGCCGATCGGTGACGCGGACATCCTCATCTCCGGTCACTATCATCATTTCCGCGTCGCTGACTGGGGCGGGTGTGTCTGGATGCAGTCTCCTGCGTTGGACGGTGGTAGTGATTGGTGGCGGACGTATGCCGGTGAGGTCTCGGAACCGGGTATGCTCACTTTCGTAACGACAGAAGAGCAGAGGGTCGGGGACATAGCGATACTGTGAGGGGACCGCATGGACATCGTTGAGGAACGCGCCAAGAGTTACGGCGACCCTGCCGAGAACATCACGCGCATCGCGGCGCTCTGGTCTGCCTATTTGGGTGTCGAGATCTACGCGCACGATGTGGCCTGGATGATGGTGATGCTGAAGGCTAGCCGGTCGAAGAATGATCCCGCGAACTTGGACAATTACGAGGACGGGCACGGCTATGTCGAGATCGCCGAGCGTCTGCGCTTCCACGAGAAGTTGCAGATGATCGCGCACCGGAGGAAGGACACGTTGCTGTGATCTGCCCATCGTGCAAACTCGGCGGAGAGATCAACCGCGAAGGCAACCCCGAACTCGCGACGCGTTACCACGAGAAGTGTCAATGGCCGAATAAGGGCTGTTTCTGCCAGCATGCGGTAGGCGATCACGGGTATGTCGGATCTTAGCGTCGCGTTCATCAGCGGTGACTGGAACAATCAGTCAGATCCGCCAGAACCTAACGGATGCGCCTACTATCGCCAGGTGCTCCCCTGCCAACTGCTTCAGGAGCAGGGTATCGACGCGCTGGTGGGGCAGCCGCGACCGCACGAACCGATGGGCATTGGTCTCGCCAAGGACGACGGCGCGTTATTCGGGTTCGACATTAACGTCTACAAACTCATGATGCACGCGAGCGTCCCACAACTGTTCCGTACGATGCAGTCGAAAGGCCAGACGGTCGCTATCGACATTGACGACTTTCATTTCGATCTGCATGAAGAGAACATCGCGTATGCGGCGACGAACCCACACACCAACCCGACTAATAACAGGATGTGGTACGAGATCGGGATTCGGCAGGCCGACTTCATCACCGTATCGACCGCGTTCCTAGCAGACTTCTATGGTCGGCGCTGCCGCGATGTACGCCTCGTCAGGAACGCCGTCGAGACTGACCGCTTCATGCCGGTCGAGCAGCCAGAGTCGCCGACGTTCGGGTGGCTCGGCGGGACACTCTGGCGTTCTGGCGATATCGAGTTGCTGAACGAGTGGCTGCCGGGCTTCGTGAAACAACACAAGATCAAGGTCCAGCACGCCGGGCACATCCCCGGCGACCCTAAGCACTTCGCCGTACGCGCGGGGTTGAAGCGTGTCGAGACGACGCCGATGCAGACGATCAGTAACGTGCCGAAGATGATGACGTTCCATGTCGGGCTAGTCCCGCTCGCCCGTAACGGCTTCAATGAGGCTAAGAGTTACCTGAAGGGTCTGGAGTACGCGGCTGCTGGCATCCCGTTCATTGCTACCCCGACAGAGGAATACAGGGTCCTAGCGGCTGCGGGAGTCGGGAGGCTGGCGTCGTCCCCGGATGAGTGGATTGACCACGCTACGGCGCTCCTAGACCCGTCTACGCGCATCGCAGAGGCCGAACGGAACCGGGCCATCGTCAAGGAGCAGTTCGATATCTCGGGAATGGGGCAGGTATGGGCTACCGCGATCACTTCCTGAATCACGCAGGCTGCATAGCCGCGCAGAACGAAGCGACCCTGCACGCGTTCGACCGCACTATCCCGCCGCGACCAATCGCCATGTTACTCATCGGTATCGGTAACGGTGGCGTTGTAGAGATCTGGCGCAACACACTCACCGAAGGATCGACCGTTACGGCACTCGACAGTAACCCGGATGCCGTCGCGGTCCCCGGCCTAGGCGTTATCGGATGCGATACGACAAACCGTGACGAGGTTCGGGAGACGCTGAAGGGCCAATGGTACGACGCAGTCATTGACAGCACCGGCACGATGCAGCCTTATGCGTGGCCTTTCCTCCGACCAGGCGGAGTTCTCATTTATGAATCCTACAATCCTGAAATGATAATGATGCTGGCTCGCGATCTCGCGTTAGGTGATGATTCGTGGCTGCCTATCGAAGAGGTCATGCGCATCGACATCTACCAGTCCTGCGCCGTTATCGAGAAGCGGAACCCTCGCGTCGTCCCATACCTGAACGTACTGACGGGTAACTTCGCTGAGGTCGTGCCGGAATCGGAACTGATCGCGGCTGGCTGCAAGCGCGTCATACCCGCGTAAACTAGAGCCATGGCGAACTACTGGCGTAAGCGTGCCTATCAGGAATCTGCGACGGATGCTGATGGGTTGGCGAAGCGTGGCCTCGTCTTCCTTATGTCGGAGTTCTTCAACATCGCCGGCAACGGCTCCGTGTATTTCGCTCTCGACACTAACGGTAAGGAAGTTGAGTTTCAGTTCTACGACATATCTACAGACCAGGCCGAGGTTCAGGCTACGTTGATTGAGGCTCCCGCCAGCGTTACACAGTTCAATTACATTACGCCGAGGAATCTGAACCGGAACTTCCCCGACAACGCGACCGCTTCTCTGTCGGCTGCGAGTGCGGTCTCTGGCGGCACCGCGATCGCGACAGAACTGATCGGTAACACATCGAAGGCTGGTGGTGATGTGTCGTCGCGGAAGGTGCACACCCTGAAGAATGGCACCGTGTATGTGATGCAGTTCGTGAACGTTATCAACCAGGCTGGTATCTGCCACATGAACCTGGGATGGTCGGAGGCGGACCCGCAGCCTTACCGCCTCGTCGATCCGGTCGACCCTACCGGCTAGTAATCTTGGACTCGTTCCAAGGGCAGTAGGTCAGGATAGCGGCGGCGATGATCGCGGCTGCCTCCTCCTGCGTGAAGCCGGAGTCGATGGCGACGCTCATGATCGTGATGACATCGTAGCCTTGATCGAGCGTTGAGCAGACAGTCTTCCCTACCTCGATACTGGTCTCGTCAGTAGCGTAGATCCCCTTCGAGCGAAGGAACTCCAGGTAGGTCTGGTCGTCCCCGCGCGGCGGCTCCGCTCGCGTCGGCTCTGGGCGCGGCTCTGGGGCTTCCTGCGTGACCGTGACGGTCGTTTCCGGGGCGGCGGCAGGAACGGCACACCCCGCCAGGAATAACGCGGCACAGGCCGCGACAGCGATTCTCTTCATTGTTCCCCCATTCATTAGATAGCCAGCCACTCGGGATGAGCCAGCGTCCACTTGATCGTTCTCTCCAAAGACTCTTCCAGCGACAGCGGGGCCGACCACCCAGCGGCGGCAATCTTCGACCCATCCAGCGCGTAACGCAGATCGTGTCCCGGGCGCGACGAGTGAAAGTCCACCAGTTCGTAACGCAGAGGCTTACCGATGTAGGCGGCGATCAACTCCGCCATCTCTAGGTTGCTCATCTCCCGTTCCCCCACGACATGCCACTTCGCGGGAGCACGCCGCTCCGCATACGTCGGCGCATCCTCACCCAACGCGAACAGCAACGCGTCCGCTTGATTCCGCGCGTGCAGGTAGAACCGGGAACCAACATGACCCGTAGCCGAAGCATGAATCGGGACAGTCTCCCCAGCGAGAATCCGCTTCATCACCATCGGCACAAACTTCTCAGGGTCCTGCGACTCCCCAATAATGTTCATCGTGTTCGTGATAATCACCGGCACCCCATAGGTACGCCAGTACGAGTAAGCGATCGACTCCTGAGCAGCCTTACTAGCCGAATAAGGATTCGACGGGTAATACTGATCGACCCATTCCCGGTGAGCAGTACCCGCAGGAGCAGGCCCATACACCTCATCCGTCGAAACATGCAGGAACCGCTCAACCGGGTAAGACCGCGCATAGTCCAGCATGTTCGTCACAAGAGCAACGTTATTCTGGATGAACGCGGCAGGCTCCGCGATACTCCGATCCACGTGCGACTCAGATGCCACATTCAGGACGTAGTCGATACCGCCTATCTCCGATGCCAGGACAGGGGACACAGGAGCGGTCAAGTCGTGAGTGATAACACGCGTCCGCGTGTAGGACCCATCCACGCCACCAACCGCCAGCCGAATCCGGTCCGTAAGCCCACGGTGGCGGAAACTCACGAGGCAGACTACCTCGTAGTCTGTCGTGGTGAGTAGGTGCCGCAGGACATGGGAGCCTACGAAGCCGCTCGCCCCGGTGAGGAGGACACGCTTGCTCATGTCAGATCCATCCACTCGTCTGAGTAATGCTCAGCGGAGGCGCGAGCATCGGTTCTTTACTTGGTGGCTCGAATAACGCCAACAGTATCGCCTCGGCACGGTCAGGGCTGCTAACGCCACGCCGCTTCATATCGGCTTTCGCTTCGATCTGGATGCGTCCGCTGCTGTTGGAACGGTACGTGGGTGCCGTCAGTTGCGCGATCTCCTTCTTGCCTACCGCGAGCGACAACTCTTGCCTGCCGTCTTCGTCTGGCTGGATGAGCGTGCGCATGTTCCACCACATCTCGGCACGCTGATTAGCGAACTTGCCGTTATCGTACGCGCGTTCGGCCACGTTCACGGCGACGATCTCTGCGTTATGCCGGGACTCCTTGCCCCATTCGTCGAGGATGCTGGCGACGCCCCAGCCGACGCCGATGCTGTCGATCTTCACACGTACGGCTTCCTGTACGCCGTGGAGCGCGTGGTACTCCTGCGCTTTGTGGATCTCGCTGAGTACCTGACCGGCGACCGTGACCGCGTTATCGTTATGGCTGGATGCGTGTTGCACATACGCGCACATGCCGTCTGCTCGCGCGATCACGAACTCGTCTCCGCCATCTGCCGCGACATCGACCCCGATACGGACGCGCCCGACCCCTGCCGGTTCTGCGACTACGGCGGATTCCAGCCAGTCGATAGGCAGCGTGACGTTCGTGGTGGTGCGCGGGAAGCGCGCGTGAACGCGTGCCTGAACGAACGGGGACTCCGCACCGAACTCGCGGATAACGTCCCGCACCCAGGTCTCGTCAACCAGGTTCTTGGCCCAATCCCCCACGGGCTCGCCTGTGAAGTTGGGTGTGGAGTAGGCGTCGATGGGGATGGTGTTGTAGAGATCGCTGTTGCAGGCTCTCTCGAACCATGACCCGACGTTATCTGTCGGAGGGTTACCGAGCAGTAGCAGACGAGTGTGCCCACCGGTCATCAGCGCTTCGAGAGCGTTACCGATGATGGGGCTGATGCCTCCGGCTTCATCGACGACGATGAGCAGATTGTCTGAGTGGATACCCTGAACCGCTGTCTCATTATGGTCAGCCGGGGAGAACCCATCGGCGACAACGATGTCGTTGATCTTCCATTCGGTCGTGAGGACTTCGCCGGGAAGATGGTGGGCCGTATGCAGCCTGCGGATATGGGGCCAGAGGATTCCCCGCACCTGACGGAACGTGGTCGCTGTCGTCACGACACGGACCTTCTCGGCGGGGTGTACGGCGCACCACCAAGCGATAGCGCGTGCCGCGATGTGTGACTTTCCGGGCGCGTGGCATGCGGGGACGGCTGTGCGCTTATTGTCGCGCACCGAGTTCAGGATCTCTACCTGCTTGCTCCATACGTCTTCGCCGAGGCCATCGGTCACGAAAGCGACGGGATCGTTGCGGTAGCGCGCCCACTTAGGGTCCACGCCTTCGCGCAGTTCGTTCACTAACGCCAGCAGTCCTGCTTCGGACATACGTTCGAGTGTCGCTAACGCTTTCTCCGCTGGTGCGTCACGGAGAATCTGCTCAGGCGTCATCCTCGTCATCCGTGTCATTGAACCCTAGGAGACTGCTGATCTCCTCGATCAGTTCGTCGCGTGTCACCTCGACCTGAATCGGTCCGCTGTTCGGTCCCGACAGTTCGGTTCTGATCTGCCTGCCGAAGTGCTGCGGCGCGGTCCTTTCAAGGAACCATCCTGCGGCCTGCCAGTTCGTCTGCGCGGCCTGCTGAATGATGCCGACGTTACGGACGATCGCCGCTGCCCTGGCGGTATCGACCTCTTCGCTGAAGTGCGCGTAACGCTGTTCGGTCTCGTCGAGATCTTCCCCGGCTTCCCGCTTCTGCCTCGCGGCATCGCCCTTCTTCAACCAGTTGTAGAGCGTCGCCCGTGAGATACCTGCGTAGGTAGCGGCGTGTTCCACGTAGTTGCCGAGACGTAACGCGCCGATGATCCGGTCGTGTGTCTCGTCGGTGAGCAGAAGCGAAGTACGCTTGCCCGGCATGACCTCTCCTTGTTCTACGGTTATCGTGAGAGCATAACGTGGATCGTCACGTATCGCCGCGCGCTACACCGATGGCGTGCGTCGCGGAGATCCAACGATCGGGTCGCTCCCGCTGACCGTCTTCATAGTTGAGCCAGTCCGTCCTGACGTAACGGCACTCGTCACGCAAGGCCAGATCGTGTATCGCATTAGCGGAATCCTCGCGGCCACGCCGGTAGCCTTCGATCGCTCCGCGCTGGTACGCCTCGTCTACGAGGTCGTTTATCTCTGTCATGCTGCCCCTCTTCCAATGAACTCCCGCAGACAGGTCTTGTTGCAGAAGTCGAAGATCTCCCCTGTGCCCTTCATGATTCTCATGGTGCCGACGCTTGCGGTGACGACGTTGTTGCAGGACGCCGCGTGACATCTCAGCGCGGTCTCTTCTCCTGCCACTCCACAATGATTACCCATAGGTAGTCCGCGATCTCCTGGGAACCGGATCGTTCCGTTATCGGAGAGTGTAACGCATACTGTGTTAGTTCTGCGAGTAGTTCGTCCCAGGCTTCTTTCCGGCCTGCCGCATACGCCGACATACGAACGATGTCGTACTGCGTCGGCGCGCCACTAACGGATGCACTTTCCGGGGAAGGCATTGTAATAACGGATGTAGGGATTCCAGATCCAGTTCTGGTGCTGCCAGGAAGACCACGATCCATAATGCGAAGTATCCAGTCCACGACCATCACTTGTCAGCCCCCAAGGACGCCAGTAAGTACCCCTCTTGCTCATGTATTTGTAGACGATCTCGGACTGCCGCACGGGTGTCAGCATCGCGGCACGCGACCACCATCTGTTATGCGAGTGAGCCGATGTCTGGATCTGCCAAATACCTAACGCTCCGCTGAACCACGGACTGCTTTCGGTAAGGTTCTGGCCTTTGCTTTCCCGCATGACGATCCCGTATGCGATACGCAGATTGTTTCCCGTGAAACCTGCCTTTTGAAGTACCTTCACGGTGCGGCACTCCCCGGCTTGCGATGCTGGCGCGAGAACGAACCAGCCGAACATGAAACCTAACGTGAACGTGATAACGAGTATCGCGCGCTTCACGGTTACCTCCTAGGGTTCAGCAACTTCACTTCGAGATAACCGTCCGGTCTGCGCTTGCTGATACGCACGTACTGAGGCCATTCGCTCAGCAGATAGTGGACATCTCGCTCGTTCTCCTCTGTTCTGTCGTGATTCTGCGAACCTCCTGACCCGCTACGCATCGGAGCGGCTTTGGCGCACATCATGTCGAACCGGATTACTTCACCATCGGCGACATAACGCATGAGTGACTTCTCGTAGTCTTGCTTGTAGTTGAGGCGCATGGTCTCTGAACGCCGGTTCAGGAAACCGTGGAGGTGCCCGATGCAGAAGAGCAGTCCGCTGTTGATGCGGGGCTTCATGAAGTAAGCGTTAGCGACCGGGTAGACGCCCCACATCGTGGCACTCCCGCGAGCCATGATCCTGAACGTGTCGGCGAATGTCTTGTCGAGATCGCTGACCGTCGCTAGGTCAGATCCGTTGAGCATCTGAACGGCGAGAATGTCGTCGTCTAGTTCCACGATGGGAGTGTTCTCGTCGTAGTAACGGTTGATGGCGTTGCGGTTATTGGCGAGCCCCGTGCCGCCTGTCTCGATCGCGCCGTACAGAGAATCGTCCACTTGGTCGCGGTACTGCTGTTCCTGCCCTGGCGTGACGAACACGCGAATCTTCTCGGCGGGTACGCCCCCATCGCGCAGGCACTTCAGCGTCCGCTCGGTTAACTGTTGTGGCCGCGCGTGGCTGACGATCGCTACCTCGTAGGTCACTTCGCCTTTCCCGTCATTCCCTTCATCTTGCTAATGCTCTTCGCCATCTCCTCCGTAACGAACGGGCGCTCTCCGCGAATCGCAGAAGCCATGTTGTCCTCGCGCTCGGTCCGCGTCTCCTGAGCCCTGGCTGTCTCGATCGCGTAAGTGAAGCAGTCCTTCATCCCGCGCAACGCGTAATACACGACGCTGTAACGGTAGCCGTCCTTCGCGGTCTGCGTCATGGGAGTGACGCCATGAACGAGGCGGTAGCCGCAGAAGTAGAGCGCGTAACCGTCACGGGCGGCGCAAGTGACATCGTATTCGGGGATGTGCAGATACCCGCCAGTAACATTCCTGCGGAGGACCGGCATCGCCGACCATGTATCGAAGTTGAATCCGTCGCGGTGATACGGGAGGGTGCTTGTCTTGTTGATGACGCCGCTAGTCCAGAGCGCATCTTTCGCCATACGCCAGTCGTCCGCGACCTCGATAATGGTGCGCTCGTCGCGGTCGTGAACCTCCGGGAACACCTCACGCAACTGGTCCGCCAACGCGTACGCTGTCGTGACGATAACGGTATGTGCCTCGGGCTCTTCCTGAGCGAGCGTGTAGGGGCGGCAGGAATCCCGCTGTGCGAGCGGCTTACGCGGCGACATGCCGAACGTCCGCGACACGTTAGTCATACCGCTGCCGGTGCGGACAGTCTTCCCGTACTTCACCTTCAGAACGGCGCGACGCAGGTGACTGATCGTGTCCCGCTCCAACGGCAGATAAGCGAACACCGGCTCGTTTGTTTCCGCGTCGGCGATAACGCACGCTTCCGTTATGTTCGGTTCGATTTCCGGTACGGTCTCGCCTAGGTACTTGTCGGCTTCTTGCTTGTCGAGTACCCGTTCACGCTTCAGGATTCGATATTCCATTCAGGAGCCTTCTCTCCGCACCAATTCTCGACTAGTAGGACGATCGCGCGGCTGTTGCTTTCGAGGTCCTGCTCCAACCGCAAGCGACCTAGCCGCTCGACCAGCCACACGAATACGTGATTCGGGTAGTCGCTGACGAGTTGCCGCGTCGCCCTATTAGCGTAACGCTCCGCGAGGTCATCCAGCGTGAGCGAAGTTGTGACATTCGTCGGGTGCGTGATGTCTGGCTCCGCCTCCTCAACGATCGCGCGAAGGTCGTCGATCTCTGTGTCGGTGAATCCCGCTGCTTCCAGCAGGTCGTACTCGCTCAGGTCAGCGAGAATGTCGAGAAGGACTTCCTCGTCCCAAGCCGCGAGATCGCTAGTGCGGTTATCGGCGACCGCGTATGCCGCGATCTGGTCAGCCGTCCAGTCGTCAGGTACGCGCGTGATCTCAACGTCGGTCCAGCCGAGCGCGATCGCAGCCTGCAACGTTCCGTTACCAGCGATCACCGTGTCTTGATGAACGACAAGAGGCTTCCGCTGACCAAACTGCGTGAGCGACTTCTGGATCGTTTCCAGATTCCGCTGATTGTGCTGCCGCGCGTTAGCAGGGTCCTGCTTCAGCGCCGACACCTTGATCTTCTCGATCTTCACGACTTCTCCTTACGCGCTGCCGCGAGCGCTTCGACATCTGCGCGGCGGAAGATTGTCCTGCGACCCGCTTTACCGACAGGAATAAGTTGCTTCTTATGGACGATCTGGCGGAGATTATTCGGCGTCACCCCGAGGATGCCAGCCGCAAGGAGGCTGTCCACCGTATCGCTGACCGCGATCGTCGGCGGTGCCGGTGGCTCGGGGAAACTGCTCGCCCCGACAGTCACGAAAGCGTTAGTAGGAAACTCGTTCACCAGGGATCTCCTTGATCGTCGTTCTGCTTCTTTGTGCTTGGCTTGTCGAGAGGCTTGGGGATAACGCCGATCGCCTCGGCGGTGACCTCGGGGATGGACCGCTTCACGCCGTCTTTCTCGAACGAGGTCATCTCGATACTGCCTGCGACGAGGACTCGCATGTCGGCGCGGATATGTTCCGCCGCTGCCTCGGCAGCCTGACGCCAGAGCGCGACGCGATACCACGACGGTTCGCCCTTGCCCCACTCGCCGTTCTTCTTCTTGCGCGGCGTGACCTTCACGGTCAGGTTGCAGACGGCATCACCGTTCGGCATGATCCGCACCTCGGGATCTTTCTGCACGTATCCCACGAACCAGATTGTTGCTTCACCAGCCATGATCTCTGTCCTCTGTTATTTGGTACTCGCCCTCTGTGGTGAGAATGACGCGCGTCCCATTGGCGAGCGTAACGGGGCACGCGGCTGGGTCGTCCCATGAATGAACGAGCCAACCGTTGTCGTAACTGATGCGAGGGTTCTGGTGTACGGAGCCGGGAGCGATGTTGTGGCAGGGGGAGCAGAGCGCGATGAGGTTAGTGATCTCATCCTTGCCGCCGTGCTTACGCAGTTTCCTGTGATGAACGGCGACGGGTTCGCTGAGAGGCTTCCCGCATTTCACGCAGTGGCGGTCGCGTGTGAATACGGCCTCCCTCAATGCCTGGTCCATTACCGTCACTTACCCCTATCGAGGAGCCAGAAGAGAGGCGTAAAGAGCAGCCGATCAACGAGGATGATCAAACATTCCCTCATCGCGGTTCCCCTCTATCACGAACACCGCTCCCGGTGCCCCATACACTTTCCTCGCCGTTAGCGTAACCACTTGCGCGTCGTCCGCGAACGCCGCACCAGTCAGACCATCTAGCGCTGCTCGCGCCAGTTTGTCTACATCCGGCCTCACGTGCGGTAGTGCTCGCGGCGCACTCCTAGGCGACTGGAGCCTGAACGTCACATCGACCGTAACGGGTCCCTCTAACGGTTCCATGATCGCACGGCAGGCTTCATGGATAGCGTTACGCCACGCCGTTAGTTCCTTCGATTTCTGGTGCACGATGCGACCGCGAAAGACACTCATACTGCCTTGCGTGATCGGGGTGCCAGCGACCGAGAAACTGTAACTCGCCGCAGCCATAGCGATATGTTACGTTATCCTGCGCGGCGCATCAACACCAGGCACGTGACGCATGCTCGCGCGCGGTGAACCCAGCCGCCGCAACCGGGGCACCGGGAGACCGCGCTATCCATCTTCGCTCATATGCCGGTGGCGGATAACGCTGAAGTCGCTCTCGGTCCTGCTGCCTGGTGGCCCGACCTTGGCGAGAACGTTCGCGAGGCTACTGCGGCATACCGGGCAGGGGCTCGTCTCGTAATCGCTGTCGAACCAGCCCTTGAAGCACGGTTCGCTGTGGGTGCATAGGCAACCTGTTCTGCCGCAATGCCGCTCGGGTGATTGCTGCTCTCGCGCCATGCGCGCTTCGGCGGCGACGCGGCGTGCCTGCTTCCATGCGGTAACGAGTACGGCGGGAGTGACCATCGCATCGACCAGACCGTAATGCTTCTTGATCTGATCCTTCGCGAACTGGACCGTCATGCCAGGTGCCCCGGCTTCCAGTACCTCCTGCCATGCGTAGACCTTGGCTTCGTTGGGTGAGTGCCTGCCGTCTAGTTCGTTGGCGTAGATCAGCAGTCCCAGGATCTCGTCGTCTGTCATGCCCTCACCCGCGCTAACGCATCACGGAGCATCTGACTGTAACGCTCGCACTCTGAGTAATTCCCGGCGTAGGGCACCACGATAGATCCGCCAGGGTTGGATGTATGCGCGGTGGCCTTCTCGTAGGCGGCATCCGCGCTGACGCAACCAGTCGCGTAAGCCCAAGTCTGGAAGGATGAGTAGTCGTACTCCACATCCCACTCCTCATCCCCATCAGGATCCACCCATGCCACGTTGTAGAACGCCATATTCCACGTTCCATCAGCGCTCTGCCACGTTACGTTCTCTCGGTTGAAACTCATCGGCTGCACCCCTGTCCTACGTAGCAGACGCGGTAATCGAAATGAACCCCGGTCTCGCACTTGAACTGATCTTCGCCACAGCACTCGGCTAGGGTCTTCTCACATGAGTCCCCGCAAGGGCACATCGCTTTGGCCCTCTCATCTTCCCGCACTCGGGCGATCAGTTCGCAGGCGCAGATCGCCTGGTCGAAATGCGTATCAAGTCCGTACAGTTTCGCTGGCATGCTGCTGACGCGGCATAGCGGATCATGGTCCTCTTGTTTGTTCATGGCTGAATACCCTTCTTCGTTTGTTGGATTCGTGCGTGTATCTCGGCGTACTGATCCATGCGCCGCTGGCCCCCGACTTTCTGACCGGATCGCGACGGCAGGGGTTCGTCCTCCCATCTTCCTTGCCGCAGCCAGGTCGTCGGGTGCGGCGTGAACTGATCTTCGCGGTTCGGGTCGGCGGCGAATCGCTTGGCTGCCGCGAGCAGGGTCTCCGCATCTACGCTGGATAAGGCTTCCTTGTAGGCGGTCGCCGCTGCACGCTTCCCGACCTTGCGTGGGTAGGCCCTCCAGAAGTCCTCGAAGGTGGCGCTGTAAGCGATTCTGGCGGGTCCGGCAGGGCTGGTGAGGGGAACCGGGAGGGGCTGGTCCTCGGGCGCTTCTGAGGGCGACTCAGGGCTCCCGCTCTCGGTATCTGTTATCTCGCCGGAATCGGTCAATAGTTCTTGATCTTTAGTACTTAAGTGGGTCTTAGTTAGTGAGTCGGTTTCGTTGCATGCATAGAACGATTCGTTCCTAGGGGCATGGAACATTTCGTTCCTACCCCGAGGCTCCCAATGAACGCGGTAAAGCGAAGTCAGCCAACGGTCATCTGATGATCTCCGCTGACGCACCTCGATAGCCCCGACATCCACCAACTGCTTCCTCGCGCGATCGACGGTCGGAACCCCGACGCCGAGCAGATCAGCGAGCCGCTGACGCGACGGGAAACAGTCACCCCGAGCGTCCGCATGTTTCCGCAGTATGAGGTAAAGCCGTATCGCTAACGCGCTCACGCGCCGATCCATGAGAAGCCAATGCGGACACATCTCGAATGGCCCCCGATGGACTTCTACTGTGCTATCGTCTGTCATGCGAATACCCTTTCGTTCGCGTGAGCCGTCTGGAATCCCCCCGATCCGGACGGCTCACGCATGTCTCGGGCGGTCATTCTGCCTTGAAGAGCGCGTCAGCGCCGTTCATCGTGATCCGTAAGACACGTTGCTGCCTGCCGGACGTACCAGCGCGTGTCAGCAACTCGCCATCGGCCTCGATCGGTTCGATGAGACCGGCGTTCAGGAGATCGCTGACGCGTTTGCTCGCGGCCCACGGGTCAAGGTTGGCGCGCGTCGCGGCTTCCTCGCCCGTCAGATCCGCCTTAGCGAACTCCCTCAGCAACGCATGTAGCATGGAGGACCGCTCCAGGGTCCGCGCTGCCGCCTTACTCGTCGCTGGATCGCCCTTACGCGCGAGTTTCCCGGCATCGGGCACCCCGCTATCGGTGATCCAGCCGCGCTCCCTATCGAGCCGACAGACCTGACAGGCCGCACCGCCGCAAGCATGCGGTCGCGTGTCGATACTGGAGGTCGTGAAGAGGCCATTGAACATGCCCCCATCGCTGTTCATCCTGCGCTCGGGCATCCGACATCCCCCGTCCCGTCGTAATACTGGCAGTAGTCACGGCAGAACCGCTTCGGCATCTCCGGCTCGGGGATCACATCAAGGTTCTGCTCGATATCCCGTAGCCACTTCAAGCCATCTAGCGCGATACCTGCATCGTATGGCTCGCTGTGAATCTTGATGTCGAGTTCATTACCGTCTCGGGGGAGACCGACAAGGCTGACGGTATCGACACGACGACCCGTATTCTCTAGCAGATACCCATAGATCTGTACCTGGGTGCGCTGCTGAGATGACGGGAACGCCGATGTCTTCTTCTTCGTGATCGTCTTCCAATCCACGACCTCGAAGTTCTGCGTGTCGTAGCAGTCCACGTGACCACGCATACCGCCGTACTCCACCTCCAACTCCAGCAGGTAGCGAGGGTTGAACGGGTCGTCCTTCCGCTTCAGGTTCTTCTCGATAGCGGCATGGATCGCGGTACCCATCCACGCGGCCATCCCCAACGTGTCGTGATTTGTCGGCTGAGAGCCGATGAGCCTATGCCAGATACGGCGACGGCAGCCCCCGATCTCGCTCGGGCCTACGGCTTTCTGAAGCGAACGCTTACTGCCCTTGTCGTTCACAAGGGACATAACGAATTCCTTATCCATAGCGTTACCCTTTCCTGTTGTTGTCGCCGGTCATGCCTAGCCAGTAGCCAAGCGCGAACACTAGGAGCAGAAGGATGATCTCGACGAGGTTCATCCCATCACCCCATATCCATCGCGGCACGAACCGCAGTACCGACGCTGCGAGCAATGTCGATCTGCACCTTGATCCGGTTCACGTTACTGCGAGCGACCCGCACCATCGCGTCCGCAGCGCAGAACGCGACGTACTGCAACTCGCAGAGGATCAAAGCCTCGTCCTCGATCTCCTGAACAGTCATCTTCCTGCCGGACTCGTTCGCCCTAGCCCGAACGGAGAAGCGCGTCTTCGCCACCTCCAGATCCCATTCGGGCTTCGTCTTGCCGTAGTCAGTCTCGGCTGTCTCCAGTTTGGCGTGCGCTTCATCTAGTTCCTTGCTGAGCGAGATCAGTTTGTTCTCGACATCGGCAGGGGTCACCAACTTGTTCATACCGTTACCTTTCCGGGCCAGTAGTACGGAAGATCGTCGGGCACATCGGGCCAGATCGGACCGTAGTAGTGAGGCATCTTCCGAATCAGATTGCTGCGATGGCTGCGGATAAGGTCATCCCCTGAGTCGCCGTACAGCCAGTCAGGACGCGGCGCTAACTTCTCCTTGTGGTAATTGAACTGCATGAGGAGCGTGTCCTTGTAGCCACGCGACCGCCACTCACGGCACATCGCGATACCGTAATCGACGAGCGAGGCTTCGTAGCCTGCCCACATCTTCACGGCGGGATGATGCCGCCAGCCGTCCGTGATACCAACGAGCGTGCGATAGATCTGCCACGCTTCGACGCGTTGCTTCCCGAGCCGCTGCCGGTCCAGGCTCAACGCGCACTTCCAGTAGTCAGCCCCGTAGGGCAGGAACGTTTGCATAGCGATACCCTTCTGTCGGTTACTCAGTCTCTCCGTCGATGATGGAGAGGCGATCAAGGATGATGAGGCGGAGTGTTGCCCCGGCATCGGCGCTCTCGACTGGATCGTCGAGACAGCCTGCATCTGTGGCCGTATCCCAGATGCTCTTCAACTCGTCGCGGTCAAGCGAAACGGAAGCGGCCTCAACCCATTGGGACAGGATCTCTTGCCGCGCGGCGTCGGGCTGCGTTGCCGCAGGCTCTTTCTCGTCCTCGTAATCCAGCGGAGGTACGAGCGTAGCCTTCACGACATCGTTACGGTTCCCGTCGTCGTACAGCGAGAGCCCGAACTGCGTACCCAGGTTGATCGCGGCACGCTTCAACGCGTCAGACTCGGCAGTCTTCACGGCCATATCGTGCGCCTCTCCACGGGACGGCTGAGTTGATGAACCGATAGCCGCTTCCGTGTAGGTCGTGTCCCCAAGGAAGTCGTCGAACGCGTGGATGCGTAGCCGCATGATGACCTTGTAGCCAACATTCCAGCGACCGTTCTCATCCTTCTCCTCGAACATGAGATCCGCAGAGATAACGTCGGCGGACCAATTCCCGAATCCGAAGATACGGATGAGGTGAGCCTTCACATCCCAAGCCTCCAGATAGGAGAGGCTGATGCCGGACTGCTTCCGGCTCTGGATGCGCGAGACATTGAGCGGCTTCAGTAGTTGCGCGTACTGCTCGGCCGTCAGTTTCATGGTGCGTTACCCTTCCTTCGTCCGGTGACCGGGGATCGGTCGCCATGCGTTGAGCGTGCTGAACTTCCAGACCGGCGTTCTGCCGACCTGAAGATCGGGCGGCGGCATCTGACCCCTCGCCTTGTATGAAGTGATCGTCTTCTCCGTGATCCCGTAGGCACGGGCGATATCGCTGATCGTGAAGAAGTCCTCGCTCACGTTCTCTCCTTACTCGCGTAGTTGCAGTTCTGAATGAAGTTCACTACCTCGTCCGGTGTCTCGGCGGATATCTCGTCGAGCATCAGCGGCTCCGGTGGCTCGTTGCGTTCGCGCGACCCTGGCTTCATGCGCCAATGTGAAGCGACGAACTTGTCGCCCCAGCGCGATACCTCGCACCACTCTTCGCTGTTCGGTATGAGTAGTTCGAGGCTGCACACGACTCGCTTGCCCCAGCCCTCTTCGGTGGCCCATCCCCAACTCAGGTCCTCGTCGTTGAGGGCTTTCGTTAGGGGCGCGTAGAAACGCCACGCAGCGGCAGCGAGATCGCGCTCTACCGCATCGTAGCGGGCAGGCCACCAGCAGGCCGGGCAGATGCAGTCATCGCTGCACTTGTCAGGCTCGTGGCAGGATAGGCAGTCGAGTCCTAGGTCTAGCGTCAGGTTGAATGGCATTACTTTCCCCTCCTTATGGCTTGACGTAATCGGTGATGTCCCAACCGCGCGGAACACAGGACAGGCAGAAGTACCCTGCCCATCCTCCAGCGCAACGGTCCATCGCGTAGACACTCGCGGTCCTTCCGCATTGGCACTTCGCTTCGTACATACGGGGTCCGGTCACGACAGGATCTCTTCCTGCTCGATCGCGGACTCGCACAGATTGCAGCCGAACCACCAGCGCGGGTACGCCAGGAGATCCTGCCGCGAGATACCGCACCAGCGGCAGTCGCCGAAGTCGTCGAAGACGGGCGACGCGGCATCCTGCTTGATGTATTCCAGAGCCGCGCTGAGTGTCGGCTCGGTGCGGAGCGGAGAGTAGTACGTCCCGCCGTACTTACGAACGTGGATGCTGAAGGCATTTACCTGTAAGCCCTCGCGCAGCCACGGGTCGCGGTCGATGTAAACCGTGTAGCGATCGTCGCTGCACTCCCAGCGGTCCTCGCTCACTCGTCGTAGTTCCATGCGAATACCCTTCTCTCGTAGGCTAACGATCGCTAGCCAAGGCGAGGCAGGAGGGAAAGGGAAGGGAACCCTCCTGCCCCACGTTGGTGAGCGATCACGCAGATAGCAGCGAGTACGCCTTCTGCTTGATCGGTTCGACAGCGCCCAGGAAGACGCGCTCGGCGCGCGCAACATCAGCGTCGCGCTTGCCTGCCTTCACGGGCTTCACCCAGTCAGCCCACTCGGTGATGGCGTTGAACGCTGCCCAGCGAGTTCCGGCGACGTTATGCTGGGTCGGGGCGAGCCAAAGACCGGCAACCTGCTCGCGGGTCTCCTCGACGCGCATCATCTGGAGGCTGCTCATGTCCTTACGCATCGGGAACAACTTCTCCGTGAACGTGTCGAACTCACGGCGCGACATCTCCTGCGACACGAGTTCATCAACCGCAGTCTGGAACGCGTCGGCGTAATCGACGACGAGCCCCATCGCCTCGCGCGCCTGCTGGATCTTGCCGCGAATGTTGGTCGTGTGCTTCATCGACCACTTGCTGACCGCGCTCTGCAGACCGAACTGAACGGTGTTCGCGCAGACAGGCCGGACCGCAGTGACGAACGCGGTGAAAGCCTTGCTCCCGTCGTGGCTAGTTGAGCAGACGAGGTACAGGTCTACGGTGTCCTGCCCTCCGGCGATGCTGATGTGCTGCGGCATCTTCATGGATACGAACACCTGAGTCCCGCCGCGCAGGGAACCGGCAGTCTCGAAGACCGCGCCGGACTCGTCAACGAGAGTGTTCAGGAAGTCGAACGCTTCCTTGTTCTGGATGACGGTGTATTGCGATCCGACGACACCGAGACCTTGGAGTCCCAACTTCGGGTGGTCGCGGTAAGTCATGAAGCGATCGGGCGCGCTCACCATAACGACGCCGTTCTCGGTGAGTACCGGGGTCTGGACCGGATCGTCGGACTTCACGACCTCCCAATCCAACTGCGAGAGCCGGAGCGCGTCCTCAACTGTCTGCGCGCCGTCCGTGATAACGCCTAGGTGATGCCAGGGAACCTCGCGGTTGCTGAAGAACGCGGCGCTCCCGTCTTTGAATGTCTCTACTGCGTGCATGTGCGTACCCTTCCGGTTAGGTCTGACGATCTCGTCAGCGGCACTATTCAGCACCGGACCCCTCTCGGGGTTTCGATCTAGTCAGTACGTTGATCGCAAGCGTGGCGAACCTTGAAGATCGGTCCGTCAGCCGCGAGTTCTGCGAGGCGTCGCATCCCCTCTTCGGTCGCGATGTTGATTGCCTCATATTCGGCAATCGTTATTGGCTTGTATTTCTCAGCAGAAGACGTAGACAGTTCCGTCGAAGTCTCCATCGTCATCCTCCTCGGGGTCGTGAATCTGATACTCGTCGTGGTAGTCGTCCCACTTAGCGGTCATTTCGTGAACGTTGTTCTCAATGAAGCGGTATCCGAGCCGCGTCTGCCAGTAATCAGCAGAGGCAGCGCTGAACAGGATCGGCTTGTCGAGATCCGGCAGCGCATAAAGCGCGTCGATAAGTTCCCGAACCGTGAGTGTTGCCTTGTTCGCTTCGACATTCGTCGTTGCCATTACCGCATACCTCCCTCAACCCATCCCGCGATCCCCATGAACGCGAGCATTACTAGTGTGAAGAGTGTTGCTGCGGCGATCTCGCCGCGTTGCGTGAGCCTCACGATGCCTCCTCTGTCGGCGTGATCGGTGCCCCGAGCCATTCCTCAACGGCTTTGATGTGGAATAACTCGGGTGCGTTACTGAACTGCGTGATCTGAATGTGCTGAAGCGGGTCCCACCCGATCCGTTCCAACTCGTTCAGGGTGTTCCTGAGCGAGAAGATCGTCGGTCGGCGCAGGATGTAACCCGTCTGCAATCTTTCGATCATGCGCTTCCCCTTCCGTTAGCCTGTCTCTTCAGGCGTAGGAGGCTATCCCTACGCGACCCCGGCGAACCGGGGTTTCGACTAGAACGGCGGAGCGGACTTTTCTCTGGCGGATTCCTCTCCGGCCTCCCAACCTTTCGACCAGCCGCGATCGAACTCGGCGAACTCGGCGTCCCAAATGAGTTCACGGATCTTCTGAAGGCTCTCCTTGTCTACCCCCAACTCGCGGAAGTAGTGGATGAGCGCGTGGTACATGACGCGGCTCTCGTTCGAGGCACCCTTGGTCGGGTACTGCTCAACGAAGCGCCACGCGCCAGCGATAGCCATGTCGATCGTCTCGGTCAGCGGCGTGCGTGTCTCTGTCATTGGCTTCCCTTTCGTCTCGCCTGTCTCTTCAGCGCCAGGAGGCGAACCCTGACGGACCCCTCTCGGGGTTTCGACTAGTCGCGCGTCGCGTAGATACGGATGACGCGGCGCTCGCCGTACTCGTTCTCGTTGCCGTACTCGTAGGACCAGATCTCCGTGTCGCCGAAGTGGTCTACCTCGACTGCCTCGGGGTTGCTCTCTAGTGCCTTCAGGATCTTGTTGAGCCGGATCTTGACGGTGCGGTCGCTCACCGGCGTGTAGTGATTGACTTCGCCGTGCTCTGGCGCGGCGTAGGTGCCGCCGCAACCGCAGGCGCATCCGGTCTTGCCGCAGTACGTCTTCTGGATGTTCTTGAATGAGATACCGATGGTGGTCATGTGCTTCCCTTTCGTCTGGCCCTGTCTCGTCAGCGGTAGGCGGGCAGTTCTACCGGACCCCGTTTCCGGGGTTTCGACTAATAGCCGAGTCGCTTCAGGTCAGCGTTCGCATACTTGCCGAGAACGCGCGACGTTGCCGCGACGTAGGTGTGTCCGTGAATGTCGGTCTTGATAACCGGGTCGGTGTACACGACCTGAGCGTTGATCGCGTTCACGAGTCGCTGCGCGGTTCGCTTGTTACGCAGGACGTAGCCGTGGGTGCTTGGCCTATCGACTGGCGCATCCCAGGTTGAGTAGACGCGCCACTCGCCACCGGGATCGTCGTCTGTCTCGCACTCGTACATATCGGCTCGGACCTTCATGTGCTTCCCTTTCGTTACACCTGTCTCGTCAGCACGGGTCGGTGATTTCCCGTGGACCCCTCTCGGGGTTTCGACTATTCAGCACCGCACTCGCAGCCTCGCTTGTTGCAGCGGTTGGGCGCGGCCTGCCGGAAGACCCGCTCGCCGCAGAGCGAGCAGCAGGTCATCGCGGCGATGCAGGACTTCTGTTCGGTCGGGCAAGTGATGACCCGTACCCATGCGCCGTACTCGTTGCGGTACTCGAAGTCCAGCGTATGCAGGTTGGTCGCGGTCATCATGCCGTCACCGACCGTGTATCGAACGCGAACATGACCGCGTACTGGGCATCTGTCTTCGTTCGGCAAGTCGCTATCACGGCACCGTTGATGATCGCGTCCCAGGAGCCGACATCGTTCGGCTGGACCGATGCCGCGATGGGTCGGTTGTCGCGACCAATGACGTCGTAGCCGTACACGGCGATCAGTCGCTTGCCACGACGCTCGGTGCGCATCAGGTAGCCGCGCCAGATCAGGTCGCCGTACTTGTCGGTCTTCGGCTGAAGTTCAGCAAGAAGGCTCATTGTTCTTCCCTTTCGTTGGTCGCCTGTCTCTTCAGGTGCGGGAGGCGATCTCCGCACGACCCCTCGCGGGGTTTCGACTAGGAGTTGCTTCGGATAGGCTCGGCCATCTCCGGGTAGATCATCGCGGCGTACTCCTTCGCTTGCCGCAGCGTCGCGAACTGCTCTCCCAGCGGCTGCTCGTGCCAGTAGCCGCGACCGTCGCGGTACTGCGACACAAGCGCGTAGCCGGAGCGACCATCGCGGTGGTCCATTCGGATGACGAACTTCTCTCCGCTATCACGTGAGAACTCGTAGCGGTACTCGAAGCCGTTCTTGATCCACATGTCCATCGTTCTTCCCTTTCTTCTTGACCTGTCTCTTCAGGCACGGTAGGTCAGTTCCGCGCGACCCGCCGAAGCGGGTTTCGACTAACGCACGATCGACGCGTCGGCCCAAGTAGCGCTCTCCGTGATGCGCCCGGTGGCGTTACCGATGGAATTCTGGATGCCGAGGCGGATCTCGTGGATCGTCTCGCCGTCCGCCTTTGAGTAGTCGTAGCAGCGGTCGGTGCGGAACTCCATGTTGATCTCGTCTGACTCGGCGATAGCGTCCGCGAGCAGACGCACAAGCCGAGCGGCTTCCTTGCGGTTCATCGTGAAGTAAGCGACGTTCCGGTCGGTCATGGCGGTGTATGTCGTGGCCATTGTGTTTCCTTCCCTTTCGCGTGTCTCTTCAGCGTTAGGACGCGACCCCTAACGGACCTCCCCCGAAGGGGAGGTTTCGACTGGGAAGTCAACTGTCGCTTAGGGTTACTGCGGCTCGTCTTGCCCCACTTCCCGCCCTGCCGCTTGCTCTGACGCGTTACGCGGTGATCGCATCGCAACATCGGGCGCTGGTGAGGTAGGTCCCTTCCGGGTCTCCCCTCGCACGGATCGGGCTGGTTCACTAGGCGGTTCCGGTCGCGCGCTGGCCCTTCTCTGCTCAGCCATTCGCCGGAGGCGGTGCCCCGATCCGCTCTTCAGTTGTAGCACGATCTTACCGTGTCAGACGGTAGTTCGGGGACTTTTGAGGAAACTAATTTGGGCGAGTTTCCGGGGTCAGAATCCAGGCCCCCACCAGGCCCCCGCCCAAGGGTCCTAGACGCTTACAGGTCGATACAGGTCGATCCAGGGGCAGCCCTACGCGGGTCGGCTCCGGGAAGCCCGATCGCGTGTAGAATGGTGGGAGCAACGTGTCCATCCGTGACCCCGCTCTCGCCGTGGCTCGCGTGGCCCCAGGGAAGCCGGGGTTGCCGTGCGCCCAGGGAGCGGAATGGCTTCGTACCGAGTCCTCGTAGGAATCGACTACGCAGGGAAGCGCGCTGAGGCTGGCGCTATCGTTAATGACCTACCCGCGAAGAGCGTTACTTGGCTGCTCGCGCAGAACCTCATCGAGACCGTAGATAACGCTTCAGACGATCAGCCTGTAACACCAAAGACTACTGCTGCGCGTGAGCCAAAGTCTCCCAGCAAGGGAGGCGAATGATGCCCACATTCCGTCACGGTAAGCGCACCGTAGTTCTGCTGAACGGGACCGACATGTCCCCGTTCTTGAATGAGGCTACGCAGACCCAGGAGATCGAGACTGCGGAGACTACGACCTTCGCGGATACGGACAAGACGTACATTACGGGACTAGGCGACGGGACGATCTCTACGAGCGGCCTCTTCGACGGAACCGCTAACGCTTCTAACGATGTCCTCACGGGCGCTATCGGGCAGGAAGATAACACCTTCACGGTGCTGCCGGAGGGCGCTACTGCCGGCGCGAGAAGCATCATCGCTAACGGCCAACTCACCTCCTACGAGGTCTCCTCACCGGTCGGCGATGTTGTCGCTATCTCGGCAGAAGTTCAGGCCGATGGAGGGCTGTTCTCCGGGCGCGCTCTGAACGCTCTCACCAACACCGGAACTTCGGCATCGCTGACCGCTATCAACGACGGCGCAGCGACCGATGGTGGAGGCCTCTTCAACCTTCACGTTACGGCGAATACGCGCGACGGCGCATCCACCGTCAAGGTCCAGCACTCAGCGGATAACGCAACCTGGGCGGACCTCGTCATATTCTCTTCCGTTAGCGCGAGCAGCACGGCGGGAGAGAGCATCACCAGCACGGGCACGGTGAATCAGTATCTCCGTGCAACGCACACCCTCGCCGGATCGTCCGGCTCCATCACCTACCACGTTTCGGCAGCAAGGAGATAACTGTGCCTACCTTCAAGCATGGCAAGAACGCCTACTTCGCGCTCGACGGCACCGCCGCGAGCCTCGTGAACATCAGCGACACCCTGAACGAGATCTCGATGCCGCGTGAGATCGAGACGGCAGAGACGACCGCGTTCGGTCAGAACGACAAGACCTACATCACGGGCCTCGGCGACGCCACGATCTCGCTCTCCGGCATGTTCGACGCCACGGTCGATACGCAGATTGCCGGAAATATCGCCAACCTGAAGTCCGGTTCGGTGTCCAGCCTCTCGTTCGAGTACGGTCCTGCCGGTTCCGCGTCGGCCCAGCCGAAGTTCACGGGCGAGGCGCTCATCACTTCGTACGAGGTGTCGTCCCCGGTCGGTGATGTCGTCACCTACTCGCTCGAACTTCAGGTCACGGGCGGCGTTACCGGCACCACGTTCTGACGCACGGTTCAGTAACTTCCACGTTCCCTCGTGGACCAACCCAAGGAGTAACGGTAATGGCTAGTTTGCGTGACAAGATCTTCGCAGCACAGGACATCCCGACCGAGGTAGTGACCATCCCCGAGTGGGGAGTCGATGTTCTCGTTCGTGGCATGAGCGCAGGCGACCGCATCACCCTGATGCAGAACGCCTTCGACCAGACCACGCAGCAAGTGAACATGAGCATCGTCTACCCGGACGTTGTCGTGTCGTGCACGTTCGACCCGGAGAGCAACGAGCCGGTGTTCACGACCGCTGACAAGGACGCGATCCTGGCGAAGTCAAGCGCAGCAGTCGAGCGCCTAGCGAATGTCGGCCTTCGACTGTCCGGTATCGGCAAGGAAGAGCAGGACGCGGCGGGAAAAGATTCCTCCAAGTCCCCGAACGACGATTCATCTTCGAAATAGCACAGCGGTTGGGGAGGACGGTGGATGAACTCCTACTTGGAGGCCCAGGCCACCGTCCTCTCACTTCCGCAGAACTGACGGAGTGGATCGCGCTAGAGCACTTGCGGGTCTGGGAGCAGGAACAGGCCTCGAAGAAGAAGAGGTGAACGCATGGCGGTAGCAACACAGGTCGTCGCCAAGTTCACCGCCGACATCAGCGATGTCCAGAGCAAGATGGCGCTCGCTCGCGGAGCCTTTGGCACCGTATCCGAGGCCGCGTCGTTCTCTAGCAAGCGTATCGCCGAGGTCGGCGACGCTATGGCTAACGTCGGCAAGAAGATGACGGTCGGCATCACCCTACCTTTGGGTGGTGTAGCGGCTGCCGCGAGTACGGCAGCGATCTCGTTCGAGCAAAGCATGAACAAGATCATCGGCCTGGTCGGTATCGCGTCTGAGGAAGTCGCCATGATGGGCGACGAGGTCCTGCAAATGGCGACCAACGTCGGAAAGTCACCCGACGAACTCGCTAACGGCCTGTTCGTTGTGACCTCCGCGGGCCTGCGCGGGTCCGAAGCGATGGCTGCCTTGGCTAATGCGTCGAAGGCTGGCGCGGCTGGACTCGGCGAAACGAACGATATCGCTCGCGCTGTCGCCGGAACCCTGTCTGCTTACGGCTCGGAAGTGATCTCCGCGTCGGAAGCGACCGACGCTATCGTCGCTACGGCTCGCGCAGGTAACTTTGAGACGAGCCAGTTCGCTGCCGCGATCGGTCGGGTGCTGCCTTTCGCGAAGCAGGCAGGCGCTTCATTCCAAGATATGGGCGGCGCTGTCGCGCTTCTGACCCGTGTGAACGGCGATGCGGCGCAATCTGTGACTCAGATGCAGGCATTGTTCCGCGCTTTCGTCGTCCCGACCGAGGAAGCGAAGACTGCGCTCGATGAGGTTGGCCTGAGCGCTCAGGATCTCCGCGACTCGATCGCCGCGAAGGGACTCCCGGCTACCCTGACGATGCTAGATAAGGCTCTCGGTGGCAACCGGGAGCAGTTGGGTAGGCTGCTTGGCTCGTCTGAGGCTGCGTCAGCAGCGTTCCAGATCCTCGACTCTGACGCTAAAACGATCAACGAGACCTTCGGGGTCGTCGCTGGCAGCGCTGGAATGACGGCAGAGGCGTTCCTTGCCGCCTCTCAGACGACGCAGTTCCAGATGAATCAGGCGATGATGCAGTTGAAGGCGACTCTCATCGGCCTGGGTGAGCAGTTCCTACCGATTATCAAGAGTGTCGCTGACTTCGCAGCCGCAAACATGAGAGCCTTCAGTTCGCTGCCGGGTCCGATCAAGACGTTCATTACGGCGTTCGCGGGTATTCTCGCTGTGATTGGTCCACTTCTGTTCATTGTCGGCAAGTTGATCGTCGTCTTCTCCGGCCTGCTGTCCGTGATGCTGAAGATGAAGGCCATTGGCGCGATGCGACTCGCGTTCGCGCAGTTGCGCGGAGAAATGGCCGCGACCAGGGCCAGCATGAAGCAGACCCAGACATCTATCGGGATGCTCGGGACCGCCGCTAATCAGGCAAAGGTGACTGTCGTAGCGTCGTTCAAGGCTATTGGTATTGCCGCAAAGGGTCTTCTAGGGAGTCTTGGGCCTATCGGCATCGCGATGATCGCTGTTGGCGCGGCGTTCGAGATCTTTGTCGGTCAGGCAGCAGGGGCGCAGCATCACATCGCTAATTTGCGGGACGAGATCGACCTCACCACGGGCAAGATGACTGAGGCTGCGAAGATCTTTATCGCCTCAGAACTCCGTACCAACATCAGCCAGGAAGATCTGGCGATGATGGAGAACTACGGTATCTCTATCTCTGGCTTTATCGCGGCGTTGGAGCAGGGCGGCCCCGCGCTTGATGCGTACCGAGACAAGTTCGCGCAAATGCAGCAGGCCCAATCGGAGATGGGCGGTCTGTTCGGGACCGGATTTGCCAACGTAGGAACCGTCAACTCCGTCAATACGATCGTTGAGACTCTTGACGGCATGATCGGATACTACGATCAGGCGAAGCAGGCTGCCGCCGATGCAGCCGCAGCACAAGTGGACGGTGCTGTTGCCGCTTCTGACGCACAGCGCGGCATGATGGAGTCGTACAGGGCTACGGCGCAGGAGCAGCGAGCGATCGCGGCAGGGACCGCGTCTGACGGCACCCTCATGCAGAACGTCATCGACACGACTGCGGCTGCCGTGCGTGGCCTACGCGATGCCTTCTCCGAACTGAATGACATAGTGAGTGACATTCGCGCGGAGGACGCCGCAAAGGATGCCTACGCTGCCCTAACTGCCAGTATCAAGGAGAACGGGGACGGTTTCCGCCGAACAACCGAGGAGCAGCGTGCCAACCGCGACGCACTCCTCGACTACATCGACGCACAGGTCGCGTTCGCTGAGTCTCTTGATGAGCCGCAGAAGCAGTTGGCTGCCTTGCAGCAGTTGGAGAAGGATACGAAGGCCGCGCTGAAGGCCGGTGGCGTCAAGGCTAAGGACTCCGCGATCTATCAGAGCGTCCGTGACGCGGTTGATGAAGCCGAGAAGAAGGTCGGCGACATGAAGACCGCCGTGAAGGATGCGGAGAAGAAGGGTCTGGACGTATCCGAGGCGATCGCTACGGGTATTGAGCAGGGCATGAGCCAGCAGGAGGCCACCCTGAACGCTGCCGGTGCCGCCGCTGGCGACTTCACCGCAGAGGGACTGAACACCGCTCTCGGCATCTCCTCACCCTCCCGTGTCGCCATGGACGCCGGACGCAACACGGGCCTTGGCTTGATCCAAGGCTTGAATCAGATGCGTGCCGCTGCCGAGGGCGCTGGCATGAACGTCGGCGCGAACGTGGTGCGCGGTATGCTGACCTCTCTGAATAACGGACAGGGTCCGGTTGCTTCTGCCGCGCGTGCGATCGTCGCCGCCGCGATCGCCGCAGCACGAGACGAGTCGCAGGAAGGCTCCCCCTCTAAGGTGTTCATGGGTATCGGACGCAACATGGTCCTCGGCCTCGCAAGAGGCATCACCTATGAGATCCCACTTGCCAAGGGCGCGGGAAGCAAACTCGCCAACTCCCTCATCACGGCCTTCCGCGAGGCGATGGAAGACAACTCAGGCTCCGTCGCTGGCGCGATCAATCAGGTGTTCGGGTCGATCCCGACCAAGACCCCGCTCGAAATGCAGTTGGGTGTCAAGGGTGCCGAGAAGTTCATCAAGGACAACAAGAAGGCACTCATGGCGCTCGTCGAACTCGGCGAAGCGATCGACCTCATTAACGCGAAGGTGCAGTATGCGGGGCAGGCTTTCGCGTCGCTCGGCGAGTTGGTCGCTCGCCCGTTCGGACGCGAGTCGGCGATCTCGGAAATGTTCGGCAGCGAAGCCGACATCGACAGGGTCATTGACGGTTTCCTGTCTATCCGGGATCAGGTCAAGCAGGCATACTCGGTCCTGACTGATGCTTCTATCGTTGGGGCGAAGGCTGCTGCGCGTAACCGCGCAGAGATGTACAAGACAATCGGCGCTCTGCGTAGCCTGACGGATCAGGCAATCGGACTCCGTGAGCAGTACGACACCGTTATGTCGGAACTAGATGCGCTAGAGAAGGGCTATCAGAAGTCTGTAGCCGACACAAACAAGTTCTATGACGACGCTGACAAGGCTGCACAGGAGAACATCAAGGCGATTGAGGAGCGCTGGGCCAAGGCTATCCCCGGCCTAGAGGCTGCGCTCAAGACCGCGACAGAGGCATTCGATAAGGAGAACGCTGTTCTGCAGAGGCTCATCGGGGAGCGCGACCAGTTCGTCGATCAAATCAAATCCGGGTTCCGCTCATTCGTCAATAGCCTGTCCTTCGAGTCTCGTTCGGCATCTAAGCAGATTGTGAAGGAAACAAAGCGCCTGGCAGACGGCATAACGGTAACGCTAGAGCGTGAGTTGGAGATTGGCGGTGGCCCTGCGTCTATCCGGCAGACGCTGGAAGAGCGACTTGCTGCCGTGCGTGACTTCTCGCGCAACATTCGTACCCTCATGCAGCGTGGCCTTGATCCTTCTCTGGTTCAGGATTTCGTTTCGGCAGGTGTGTCCGGTGCTGGTGACGCTGCTGCCGCGCTCGCAGCCGGCTCGCAGGACGACATCTCCGCGATCAACACGGTTCAGTCGCAACTGCTGGCAGAGTCCGAGGACTTCGGGAAGTACGCTGCTGCTCAATGGCATGACATCGGGATCGCCCAGCAGCAGGCTCTCGTTACTCCGCTGCAGATCGCTAAGGATGCCGCGCAGACAGCGCTCAATGAAGCAAATAAGTTGCGTGATGAGGAACTAGCCGCAGCGCGTAAGCAGTTGGAGACGTTGCAGACTCAGCGCACCGAGGCCTTGGCAAAGTTGGAGTCCGACTATAACGCGAAGAAGGCGGAACTTCAGGCTCGGGCTAACGAGTTGCAGACGCAGATGGATACTGTCGCTGCGCAGATCGAAGAGAAGATCCTGACGATCCTGAACACGACCGCTGTGAAGAGCGCAGAAGCCGGGATGAAGGCAGGTCAGCAACTCCTCGAAGGTTTCCGTAAGGAGTATCCGAAGGTCTATGACCAACTGAACCGGCTTATGAATCAGTTGGCGGCCTCTCTAACGAGGACGGCGACAGTCACGGTGAAGGCTGTGTATGACGCTACTGTGCCTGTCCAGGCAGCGGGTAGGGGTTCTGTTCGCACACGGGCGGCGTTCACACCTGATCCGACTCGGGTGAATGTGGGTACGGTTTCGGTGCCCGTCTCGTCCCCGGCTGCTACGGGCGGCACGAATAACGTGTACCAGATTACGGTGAACGCGGGTGTGGGTGATCCGCGCGAGATCGGCAGGGTGACGGTCGAAGCGATCAAGGCTTACGAACGTTCTAACGGTCGCGTGTTTGCGAGCGCCTAATGTCTCTGACTGTCCGTATCGGTTTCGACCTTTCCGCTATCGGTGACCCGACGCTGTTCACGTTGGATGACCCGGTACAGGGCGAGTTGGATTCGGCGTATGTGTTGGGCGGGACTCTATTCCAAGATGTTACGTCGTATGTGCGTGGGTTGAGTGTGCGGCGTGGTAGGTCACGCAGGTTGGACAAGTTCCAGACAGGAACCGCCACAGTCACACTAGACAACACAGGCAGAGTGTTCGACCCGGAGTATTCCGGTTCACCCTATGCTGGGCAGATTCAGCCACGCCGCCCGATACAGATAACTGACGGGGTTAACTTCCTGTTCGTTGGGCTGATCGAAGATTGGAACCTTGACTATTCGCTGAACCGTGACAGCATCGCTACCGCTCTGTGCGTGGATGGGTTCACTCTGCTGGCGTCGTCGGAACTGGCAGGGTTTACCGCGTCGGCTACGTTGCCGGGTGCGCGTATCTCTGAGGTTTTGGACCGCCCAGAAGTATCGTGGCCTGCGGGTTCTCGCGATATCGCGTCGGGTACGCAGCAGTTGCAGACCGATACGGTTAATGAGGGCACCGGGGTTCTCAACTACTTGCAGATCGTGGAGGAAACGGAAGCGGGTGCCCTGTTTGTGGGATCGGACGGGGTGCTTACGTTTAAGGGTAGCAACACTCCGGCTGCTGCTTACACAGAGTACGTATTCACTAACACTAACGAAGGCGTGGATACTCCGTACGATTCGGCATCCGTCAGTTATGACAGTCTCACTACCGCCTACGCCTTTGACGCTATCGACGGAACGTACATTCCGTTTAATGACATAGGTGTCGAGTATGGTACTGAGACTTTGCATAACCGTGTTGTGGTAGGGCGTGTGAATAGCGCGACAGTCGCGACCGCTGACGACACGACAAGTCAAGCAGCGTTCGGTGTATCTACTTTGTCGCGCACAGGTTTGTTGTTCTCGTCGGATGATCAGTTGTCTCCTATGGCTGAATACCTAGTGAACCGTTACGGCACTCCGCAGGTTCGCATCCGTAGCGTCGGCGTAGACGTAGGCAACAGCGTCTATAAGTCTGAATTGTTGGGTTTGGATTTCGGTGATGTTGTACGCGTCCGGTTCACGCCTAACGGCATAGGCGACCCGATAGATCAGTTCCTAACGATTGAGGGTGTATCGCACGAGATCACCCCGTCACGGCATCAGATGACGTTCCAGTTTGAGCGCATCACATACTTCCCGTTCGAACTGGACTCAAGCGATTACGGTATCCTTGACACTAATGTTTTGGGATTGTGAGGGCTAATGGCTGGCGCAGGCAAAAAGACTTTCGTTGCAGGTGATGTGCTCACCGCATCGGACGTTAATTCCTATCTGATGGATCAGAGTGTGATGCGTTTTGCCACGGCATCGGCTAGGTCTAGTGCGCTGCCCTCGCCATCTGAGGGAATGGTCACATACCTTGACGATACAAACGTCGTAGAGGTCTATGATGGTTCATCATGGGTTAGCGTTGCGGGTGACGAAATCCCATACGCACAGTATGCGACACGCGTTATTGCGCCGCTTGGATTCTCGTTAGGTCCGGGTGATGGGATTACTACGGCGGCTACCATTACTTTCCCCACCGGACGGTTTAGCGTTGCGCCTATTTGTTTCACCACTCCGGTTAGCAATGGCGCTGGATCGTATCGTTTGATGTATACACCGGACCCTAGCGCGTCGGCGGTCACGGTGTATGTATCGAACGCTAACATTTCGGCGTCAGTTGCAAGCGTGGCGTTCGCGCTCACGGCGATTCAGATGACCTCAGGGAGTGCGGCAGGATGAGCGAACCTACACCTTCATATGATCATGTAGCAGAGTGCTCTAGTTTGTGCTTGCGTCCACCATGCCCGAATGAAGGAATTGTCTACGATGTTCCATCATTGGACGGGCGTATCTCGCAGATGATTTGCGGAACATGCGGCGTAAACTTCACGGCTAACGTCGTCCCGAAGGAGTAGGCAAATGGGCAGCAGCGTTTATCCTAACTCTCTTGATGACTTTGCCGAGGCATCACCTACTAATTTGGGTGACGCCGATTCTACGGGCAGAACTCATAGCGAGCGGCACGACGATATCGAATCCGCTATGGAAGCCGTACAGGGCGAGTTGGGCACGAATCCCGCAGGTTCCGCGTCTACCGTTTCTGCTCGCTTGGATAATGTTGACACTACCGTTAGCAACTTGATTTCCGCATCAGCGGTCACGGCTTCTCTCTCTGCAATTCAGTCAGATGTGGACTCTAAGATCGCCGCTTCCGCTTTCACGGCAGCAGGCGATTTGCTGGTAGGCGCTGGTTCCGCATCTGTGGGTACGCTAGCAATTGGCAGTAACTCTACGGTTCTCACGGTAGACACAAATGAACCGTTTAAGGTGAAGTGGGCACCCCCGGCAACGGTGGAAGATACTACAATTAACCCGTTTCTGTTGATGGGAGCATGACTCATGGCTATTAACTACAAAGTGTTGGGCCAGTCTGCCCCATCCGCGACAACGCCTACCGCTCTTTACACGGTTCCTTCCGCGACTGAAACTGTCGTTTCGACATTGTTCGTGTGTAATCGTGGGGTAACTGCTGGAACGTTCCGTATCTCTGTGCGACCGGACGGCGCTACGCAAGCCGATGAGCATTACATCGCTTACGATATTTCTATCGACGCTAACGCCACTATCCCGTTCACTACTGGTATCACTATCGACGCGTCAGATGTTTTGACTGTGTATGCGTCCACGGGTGATATGTCGTTCTCTGCGTTCGGATCGGAGATCACCTGATGAGTATTGAGCAGATTCCTGCGCGTCAGGCGGCTGCTGGCGGTGCGGTTGTTTCGTGGAATCCTGTTCCCGCTACTGGAACTTACGCGTTGCAGGATTCTCTTGACGCTGGACTCTATCGTGTCGTAACGGATACTACGCAGAGCATTGCATCAGCGAGCGTAAAGATTCTAGGATCATCCGGTTATCAGTTCGGTAGTATCGCTATTCGCGGTGGATTGGGTTATGTGGCGGTTGGGGATACGGCTGCTTCATTCACGGTGAGCGCAGGAACATTCCCGCTGCTGATTGGGTTTGAGAAGTTGGATACATACGCGCTGCGTAGTGCCCCGACGAATGTGTCTGTCGATTACACAAGCGCGTCAGCGCCGTACACCTTCACCGCGACCTACACTCCCCCTGCTGGCGCGGCGAGCATCGGCATCTACTGGCCCAATGGCACGTTCACGAACTATGGTGCGGCTAGCGGATCGTTCTCCGGTTCACTTGTTGGCATTACTCCGGTTAGTGGTTCTACCGTGTCGTTCATTATTGCCGCTAGTGACGCTAATGGAATCTTTGGTATCGGCGCTTCCGCGTCTGACCCTTATCCGTATTATGTGTTCACAACATCGGGCACGTACACTCCTCCTGTTGGTAGCAGTTACGCAGATGTTTGGGTTGCTGGCGGCGGTGGCGCAGGGGGTGGCGCAACAAGTAGTTACACTAAGGGCGGTGGCGGCGCAGCCGGAACCCTAGTCTATTCAGCCTCAGTTTCCACTAGCGGTTCTGTATCTGTGACTATTGGCTCCGGTGGAACTCCTAACGCAAGTGGCAATGGTGGGGCTGGTGGATCGTCAAGTTTCGGTGGCGTGTCGGCAGGCGGTGGCCTAGGCGGTGGAGTTAGCGGCGCTAACGGTCAAAACGGTGAAGTTGGCAGCGGCGCAGGATCACCTAACAAGACTGGTGGAACGGCAACTATTGGCTTTGCTGGCGGTAACTCTACATACAACGCTGGCGGCGGCGGTGGAATGTCGGCGTCTGGCGGCACAGGCGGGAACGGCACCCAAAATGGGTTCACCCCTGGCGGCAGCGGCTCTGTTACCCTTGGCTATTTGATTTCACAAGGTGGTAGCGGCGGCGCGCGTTTCGGTGGCACAGGAACTAACTATTCGTCACAAGCGCCTACGTCCGTTGCTGGTGGCGGCGGTGGCGCGAGCAAGACAACAGGCGCGAACGTAGCAGGCGCTAGCGGATCACACGGCATTGTGATTGTGAAGGCACTTTAATCTACCTAATGGATGCATTATGAAAACCTTTGCGGCGCACGATGGAACGTCAATCGTGAACATCATTGTTGCGGATTCC